TTACTGTTCATTTTCTCTTTCTGTAAAAAGCACCCCGTAATTGTACATCTTCATGCTCTGATATCTGCCTATACTCATGAGATTTGATATGATGATCTCCACATCCTTATCTTCCGTATCCGGCTTTCCAAGTCTTCTGCATACCCGCTCATACGCTTCCAGCATCTGCGAATATAACTTTTCGCAGTATTCCCCTTCTGCAAACTCATCTTTTACCACACTGCTTTCCTCAACCGGGTACTCCTCAAGATTGTAGCTTCCGTTCATCAGATCATAGATTTTTGTTTTGAACTCCTCATCTTTTACACTCATTATGTATCCTCACTGCTTTCTTCTGCCGTGGAAAGTGCATAGAAAAAGGGGAAACAATCAATCAGATACAATTGAACTGCTTCCCCTTATTTCTTCAATGATCTCACGAAGTTCATTAAAATTCTCCGCTCATCAGCATTTAGGTTATCCCATGTTTCCAATATCTCTTCCTGCTCATCTGTCAGATCTGGTCTCATGCCGTCCCCGGCAAAAAACTGTGCTAGTGAAATTCCGAATGCATCACAGATTCTTTCCAAAGTCGGTATCGTTGGAATGCTCTCTTTCTTGATTATATTCCCTAAAGCTGTCTGTGACATATCAGTGAGCTGTGCGAGTCGGTACTTGGAAACCTTATGCTTGCTGCATAATTCTTTTACCCTTTTCGGGATATAGTCCTCTGTACGCAAGTAAATTACACCTCTCTTCTGCTCTGCGATACATTTATTTTAACCGCAAACCAGAATAAATATTAGAGCCATATCTCTTTAGTAATTTACTCCACCATACTTTACTATGTGGATAAAAAAATATGAACAGCAGCACACCGCAGTTCAATATGTTTTTCTTATAATGTCTTGTTTTTCCTTGATTTCTTCACTTCCATGTTGTCCAGTTCCACCATCAGCATAACATCTTTAGCACAGCCCATCAATAAAAATCGTTCGACAAATGTCTACACATATTTACATTCCGTTATCCGGCAATGCTCCACTCCGCTTGATTAAATTACATAACTTTTTGCCACTCACTGATAGATAATCTATTTGCGTAAGAAAAAGAAACAGGAGGTAACATTATGAATGAACCACTTTCGTCTGTAAATCATAAGCAGATCGGATACCGCATTAAGGAAGTCAGGGAACAGAACAATTTTTCACAGGCACGTCTTGCAGAGGAAACGGAACTCTCCATCTCCTACATAAGCCATATTGAGAATGCCAAACGCAAGGCAAGCCTTGAATCCATTATCAGAATTGTAAATGCCCTTGGAATAACGGTCGATGAACTGCTTGCCGGAGTCCAGCTCCACAACCCGACCGCTTATCAGACCGACCTTGATCTGCTGATGGCTGAGTGTACAGAAAATGAGAAACGCTTCATTTACGAGATGGTGAAAGCAAGCATCGACAGCATGCATAAAAACGGATGGCATATCTCGGCTGATGAAGCCTAGATGCTGCGGCACACTATTTTCACACATAAAATTTTGCTTTGGAATAGACTATACGGATATGCCTGTCCGCATGGTCTATTTTATTTTCGTATGAAAATTTTATAATAAACCACATCATAAGAAAAAGGTGGTAAAACATGAGAGATAACGAACAGAAGGCCGGCTCCGTTGCTGACCAGAAAAACAAGATCAGGGAGCGGTATAAAGGTGTCAGCATTGATGAACTTGATGTAATTCCGGCACTTCCGCAGGAAGATATATTTGCGGTTGAAAATGAACAGAGGGTAGCCGTCTATGCAAGGGTATCCACGGATGATCCAAGACAAACATCTTCTTATGAGTTACAGAAAAACCATTACCACGATGTCATCAGCAAAAGTCCGAACTGGAAGCTCGTACAGATTTATGCAGACGAAGGCATCTCCGGCACTTCCCTGCAGCACCGTGACCAGTTTAAGTTGATGATCGAGGACTGCAAGAAAGGGGAAATCGACCTCATCGTTACCAAGAGCGTATCCCGTTTTGCCAGAAATGTCGTGGATTGCATCGGATACGTCCGTGAACTGCTCTCCCTTCCGCACCCGGTCGGTGTCTTTTTTGAGACAGAAAGACTGAATACCTTTGACCCAAAAAGCGAAATGGTACTCTCCTTCATGGCTACCCTTGCGCAGGAAGAAAGCCATACAAAAAGCGAGATCATGAATGCTTCCATTGAGATGCGTTTCCGAAGGGGAATATTCCTCACTCCTACGCTTCTCGGTTATGACCATGACGAGGACGGGAATCTGGTGGTCAATGAAGGGGAAGCAAAAATCGTGCGTCTGATATTTATGATGTACTTAAACGGCTGCACCTGCCAGGAGATTGCCGATACCCTGACGGAACTGGGCTGTGAAACAAAGAAAGGAAATACCGTCTGGTCTCCCGGTTCGATTCTTCAGATACTGCAGAACGAAAGGCACTGCGGTGATGTACTTGCACGAAAGACCTATACACCGAATTACCTGAACCACAAATCAAAAAAGAACATGCAGAACCGTCCGCAGTACAGGAAGCGCAACCACCATGAAGCCATCATCTCCCGTGATGATTTCATTGCCGTCCAGCGTCTCATCAGCAACGCCAAGTATGGAAATAAAGGGATACTGCCGGAACTTAAGGTTATATCTGACGGGGTACTGAAAGGATTTGTATCCATCAATCCACGCTGGGCCGGCTTTAAGGAAAATGATTACATCAGTGCTTCCTTAAGCGTGTATGACCAAATGGAACAGCTTTCTCCGTCTTCCTCATCCGTTGAGGTGCAGTCCGGGGATTTTGACCTGCGCGGATATGAAATTGCACGTTCACAGTTCTTTGACGGCACTGACCGTATTACCGTGACATTCAGTCTGAATGATATCAAATTCTCAACCGCAGCAGTAAGAAAATTAAGCAGTACACTGGTAGAACTTCTGCTCCACCCAAACAAACATCTCTTTGCCGTAAGGAATGCCACTCAGGCTCACAGGAATGCCATGCAGTGGGCAAAGAAACGTGGAGAGCTTTCTGTCCCAAGGGCAGTCAGCGGTACTGCCTTTATGCCGACCATCTATGCGCTCCTCGGCTGGAACACGGACTGCCGTTACCGCATAACAGGGATTAGACGTGGAAACGGGAATGATGCTGTCCTTCTTTTCAATCTGGAAGAGACTGAGATCTTCATTCCAAGTGATGTGATCGATGAGCAGCAGACATCCGATGCCCGGACAGATGTAAAACCGTTCACTGACAACCAGAAAAAGAACGTCCGTGCTTACCCTCCTGACTGGGCGGATACTTTCGGCAGCAACTACTACTGCCACGCACAGGCACAGGAGCTTGCCGGATTCAACAGCCGGGATGTGGTTTCCAACGAAGCCGTTGCATACAAAGATTCAGACATACAGGTAACCAGTCCTGACGAAGTAGAGAAAAATATAGAACAGCTTATGTCTGACATGAAGGAGAACCGTAATGAATGAACAGCCAAACAATGAAAACATAACCCAGTCCGCTTCAAGGGACTTACAGATCATTGAGGACGATGCCTTCAGTTATGAAGGCTATCAAGTGGTGCGTGGTGAATTCTTCGCCCACACCTACGAACCGTCCTTTACATTTAATGCGAACAAGGTATCCGTGAATACCGCATGTATCAAAAAACTGCCACAGACTGATTTTGTGCAGATCCTTGTGAACCCGGATGAAAAGAAACTTGCCGTCCGCCCCTGTCAGGAAGATGAGAAGGATTCTTTCCGCTGGTGCTCCGCAACCAAGAAGCGTTCCCCAAGGCAGATCACATGCCGTATCTTCTTTGCCAAGGTAATAAGCCTGATGGAATGGAATCCAAGCTACCGTTATAAACTGCTCGGCAAGCTGATACGGTCAGATAATGAACTCTTATTCGTCTTCGACCTGACCACTCCTGAAATATATGTCCGGGCAGAGAAAGAAGACGGGAAAATAAAGACATCCCGCACTCCTACATATCCTGCGGAATGGCAGAACCAGTTCGGTGTCCCGGTTGAGGAACACCAGAGCAATTTACAGATTAATATGTTTGACGGTTATGCAGTCTTTGGAATTTCCGAAAATACGCAGCCGTCTGAAGAAACCCAAAACACATCAGTACCACCAAAGGAGGAAACACACTATGAGCAATCAAACCTCTTCCCAGCCGATCCTATGCATTGACTTAAAGAAAAACCGTATCCGAATACATAAACATACCCTTCATATGCTCGGTGACCCGGAATACATCCAGCTTCTGGTAAATCCATGCACCCATATGATTGCAGTGAGGAAAAGCGTCCGTCAGGATTATCTCGCGCACCATGTCAGGGCATGCTACTCCGATATCAGAAACAGCTATGAATTATACAGCCGTGAACTGCTCCAGACATTAAGGCAGACCAACTCGGAACTTTCCAACAACAGGTCATACCGCATCTATGGCGCAATAAATCAGAAGGAAGGACTGGCAAGTTTCTCCATGCAGGAATGCGTCCTCGTGGATGACTCCGCCAGAACGGAGGAAACAGTATGAGTGACAGCCAGACACCAGAATTTGAAACCGACAATGGATTTTTAGAACTCATCCAGCCGAGGGACGAAAAATACATGGAGGAACTTGAAGAAGATATCTTTGACCACGGCTGCCGTGATGCCGTATGCGTCTGGGGAAACACCATCATAGACGGGCATCTCCGCTATTCCATCTGTAAGAAATGGGATATCCGCTTCAACATACGGAGACTCATCTTTCAGAGCCGTGATGAGGCAGAAGCCTACCTGTGTGCAGAGCAGCTCAAACGCACTGACCTTACAAGTGAATACAAAAAGTACCTTATCGGCAGACTCTTCCGTGCGGATATGAATGCTGCCAGTGCTGCTTTTTTAAGAGAGCATCCTGAAAAACAGCCCAACGCAGACGGACAGCTATCACAGAAATATGTACAGAAAACCGAGATTGCCACCATTATCGGAAAAGAATACAACTTCGGTTTTTCCACCGTTACAAAATATGATGTGTATGCAAGGGCACTTGATGAGATCCGCATCAAAGGTCCTGAAATAACCAACAGGATATTAAACGGCAGCCTCCGTGTGTCCCATGAAAATGTCATCGAACTGTCACGGCTTCCCATCGAGGATATCAACGGACTCAAAAGACTGCTCGAAAGCGGTTCTATCGACCGCATCGGCTACTCCCAGTTACGGCATGAACTGAGATGGCAGAGACTTCCGACAGGGAAGCCGGATTACCGCAGACGCAGACGGGAAAAGGAAAATGCCGAAGCCGGAATCAAACAGATGCCCGTTTCCGACCCGGATGCCGAGCTTTCAAGCCTTAAATTTACCATTCCTTCATGGTCCAAGACCATATCAAGGACAATGGAGCTTACTGATTTTCCTTCCACATCCGCTTCTGCACGGCAGGAAGTAAAAACGCAGCTTGTAAACCTTACACGAAAAATAAACAGACTGCTGAAGCAGTTGGAGGAGGATTCAAATGACAGATGAACAGCAGACAGCAGAACAGACTGATCTCATGCAGTATGTTCCAAAAGTACACTTTGAGCAGATTCCCATAAAAAACCTTGTATCCAATCAGGAATATCAGCGCAACCTCTCACAGCACCACGTCCAGCGTGCTGCTGCGAACTTTGACCTGTACCAGATAAATCCTGTAAAGGTCAGCCGCCGGAACGGCATCAACTATGTATTCAACGGACAGCATACCATTGAGATCGTGGCTCTGGTCTCCGGCTCAAGGGAGACTCCCGTATGGTGCATGGTCTATGATGACCTCGTATATGAACACGAAGCAGATATTTTTGCAAACCAGATGAAATATGTAAAGCCCCTGCTGCCCTATGAAATATTCATGGCAAACATCGAGGCCGGCAACGATAAGCAGCTTATCATCCGTGATCTGGTGGAATCCTATGACCTCTCCATCACTTCTTCATCCGTTCCGGGCGGTATCTGTGCCGTTGCCACGCTTGAGAACATCCACGACAAATACGGCTACCACATGCTTGACCATGTGATCCGCCTGATCGTCGCAACATGGGAAGGTGCATCCCAATCCTTCAGTGCAAATATGATGAACGGACTGGCACGCTTCCTGAATGCCTACGGGGATGCCGTCAAAGATGATGTATTTAAGGAAAAACTTGGAAGGATATCCATTAAGGAACTGTCCCGTACCGCCAAGGACAGGCGTTCCGGCTCCCTTGGATTTGCAGAGGCGCTCCTTATCGGATATAACAAGAAATGCCGTAATCCTCTTCCGTGGGATAAGCTCTACACACATAAACTGCCACAGAAGAAAACGGATGAGCCGGAGCCGGAAGAAGAAAATAATGATGATGTTCCTCAGAGCAGCCAGCTTGACTTATTCGGTCTGAATGATGATGATGGGGAGGTTTCCGAATGATCATACGGAAACCTTTACCCTGCTGCCTTCCAAGAATGCAAACTCATATTTCTTTGCCCCGAATATTGTTATCTCTTCCAAAACAAGCTGTGCGGCTTCGGGAACATACTTCTGGAGCTGTCCGTTTTCGGTCACTTCCATCATCTGCACCGCCCTTATCTTCTCAAGCGGAGTCCCGTCTGCTTTCATGGCATTCCATCTCTCCATATGCTTTTCCCGTTCACTGACCAGTCGGTTGAATGCCTTTACAAATCCCTTTTCCAGATCGGCATTGTCTACATAAGCGTTGGTGCATGCCACCTTTCCATCCTTACGGTGGTTCTTACACTGCCACTGCACGATTCCCCTTGATTTCCAAGAATGTCTTGTAAAGAGGCTTCCGCATTCTCCGCAGAAAATCTTCTCGCAGAATGGATAGCATTCCGAGCCGTAACTGTAACGGTCTGTCCCATGCCTCTGCATGAATTTCTCCCTGCGGTCAAATTCTTCCTGAACCGCATTCCATGTTTCCTTATCAATGATTCCCTTATGACTGTCCTTTACATAGACCTGTGCCACTTCCCCGTTATTCTTTACCTGTCGCTTGGTAAGGAAGTCAGCCGTATAGGTTTTCTGCAGTAACGCATCGCCCATGTGCTTTTCCTGTTTCAGTATTCCGACCACAGTGCTTGCATACCATTTGGTCTGTCCGAGGCATCCCGGCACCTGTTCCTCTTCCAGTTCTTTCGCAATCTGTGCAGGATTCAGCCCCCAGAGGAAATCCCTGTAGATGCGTCTCACCGTCTTTGCTTGTTCCCTGTTGATGATGAGCTTTCCATTCTCATCCTTGTCGTACCCCAAGAATTTAAATGTGTTGAGGTGCATCTCACCGTTCTTGAATTTCGTGCGGATGCCCCATTTGCAGTTCTCTGAAATGTTTCTGGATTCATCCTGTGCAAGGGAGCTTAAGATGGTAAACAAAAGCTCGCCCGTGGAATCCAGTGTGTTGATGTTTTCCTTCTCGAAAATAATGCCGATTCCGAGGTTCTTCAGCTTTCTGGAATACATCAGGCAGTCCTGCGTGTTTCTGGCAAAACGGCTGATGGATTTTGTTATAACAAGGTCGATCTTTCCCTTCTCGCAGTCCGCAATCATGCGTTTGAACTGCTCCCTCTTCTTCGTATTCGTTCCCGAAATACCCTCATCCGCATAGATGCCGGCCATTTCATAATTTTCATGGTCATTGATATACTTTGTATAATAATCGACCTGAGCTTCAAAACTGTGGAGCTGGTCTTCCTGATCCGTTGATACACGGCAGTAGGCTGCAACCCTTATCTTCTTCTGCGGTGCTGCCCTATGCCCCGATGCCTGACGGTTTCTTGCTGGTATAACTGTAACGCTTCTTGCCATTCTTATCATCCTTTCTCTGAATATAAATATCTTTTTTGATTTCTCCCCACCCCTTAAGGATGGTGTCAGGAATCCTTGTCCCATCGCAGAAGTCTTTCCCTTTCCGCTTTCTTCCGTTGCATACCCATGTGACCTTATGGCTTTTGGTATCCACATGCCTTACGAGTCTGCTTCCGCACAATGCACAGTAGATCTTCTCCCTGTACGGATACTCTGTTTCGGTATTTTCCGGGATCATCGGCGGCTGCTTCTTTTTGTGCCTTCTTTTCCATGAGCGTTCTTTTAAGTAGGAAAATTCCTTCACACCTTTATCCGATGCCTTCTCGTCAATGTAGGTGTTTTCTTCAAAATGCCATGCACTCCGCAGCACACCGTCCGGGATATTGATTCCATCGCAGAAGGACTTCCCATACCGTTTCGTTCCGCTGCATCCCCAGTTGAGTCTGTTGCCTTTACTGTAGATCCGCTTATAAAGGGGATATCCGCATTTGGCACAGTAGATCTTGTTCATGTAAGGATAATTTTCTTCCGTGAATTCTTCAATCACCGAACCTTCCGCAAGATAATCCCTTTTTGCTTCCAATGCGTCCTGTGCCCTCTGCCAGAGTTCAGAGGAAACAATGGCTTCATGGTCATCCTCGATGTACCACGCATCCACCTCTCCCCTGTTCCTGACCAGTTTTCTTTCTTCATTCACAAAATGCTTATGCATGATGTAATCGCCTTTGTATATTTCATTCTCAATGAGACGGAACACCGTGCTGTCGATCCATTCTGCACCGCCCACGGTCTTTACCCCGTTTTCATTCAGGTACCGTTTGATCGATGCGGGAGTATATCCGTCTGCTGCCATCTCATAGATCTTTCTTACCCATACGGCTTCCGCTTCATCAGCAACAAATATGCCCCTCTCATCTTTCATATAGCCAAAAGACCGCTCAAGGTACTGTACGGGAATCCCCGCCTCATACTTTCTCTGGTACACCATCTTTGCACCAACGCTTCCGCTCTCGCTTTCTGCCTGTGCGAATGCTGCAAGGATCGTAAGCATAAGCTCGCCTTCCCCTGACAGGGTATTGATATTCTGAAGTTCAAAAAAAACACCTACATTCAGTTCTTTCAGCTTTCGTGTAGCTTCCAGAACGATTGAGGTGTTTCTTGCAAAACGTGATACTGATTTTGTTAGTATAAGGTCTATCTTACCTTTTTCTGCATCGGCAAGCATCTTCTGCAGACCGGGTCTCTTTTCTTTAAATCCCGATATGGCAAAGTCACTGTAAACTCCGGCATATTCATAATCTGGATTTGCTTTTATGACCGTCTCATAATGCCTGACCTGATTTTCCAGTGAATTTTCCTGTTCATCTGCATCTGTTGATACACGGCAGTATGCACAGACCTTCAACTTTCTTTTCTGTTCCCTGCTGCCTTCCCTGATCTGAATTTCCACAAGCCTTACCTCCTTCCGTTTTGGTAGTCTATATATCACTCTGAAAGCCAATAATAGCAAGTGTTTTCTCGGATACCTTTCACCTTTCTTTCCTTGGCATAAACTGAAAAAAATACGGCTGACAGCCATTACAGACCATCAGCCATATCCTTATTTCAGGAGTTCATTTACCCTTTTCTGTACTGCTGAATAATCATATCCGGCAGCACTGATCCTGTTCTTACGCTCCGTTCCGTTTCCCCAGTCTCCATGAATGACTTCCCTTGCGATCTCATCCACAGATTTCTTGGATGGGGAGAGTTTCTTATTCACGATGCTCTGGATTGTGGAATAATCGTATCCGGCCTGAGAAAGCCGTTTCTGTCTTTCAGTGCCATTGCCCCACTTTCCGGCAATCACCTCGGATGCGATCTCCTCATTGGATTTCTTCGCCGGAGTGGTTGTACTGCTGCCCTTGGCATAACCGTTCAGTCCGGCTGCCTTGATCTTTGCAGGAAAATCCACATAGCAGTAATCCTGATCACAGGACTGTCCGTTGATCTTGTTGCTTCGGATGAGGTTTGTCTCCCCTCCGAACTGCCAGATCTGTGTCTCTGCACCGCTTGCCGGGGCCGGCTTGCTCTTACCCCATCTTGCAACCCAGTGGCTGTAACGGGTAAGCTCCCCGTCATTCATCTCACTGTTAAAAAATGACTCGGACGAATAGATGCCGGCCCAGTATCCGGCAGCTTCTACTGCGGAGCAGAATGCCTTTACGATCTGTGTCAGTGTGTTCCTATCATTCTTTGTGATCATGCTGCCTTCCACATCATAAAAAACAGGGTACTCGTATCTCTTTCCCTTAAGCAGGGAAAGGAAGTATTCTGCCTCTTTCTTTGCATCTGCCACGCTTCTGGCATTTCCATAGAAATATGCTCCCTTTGGAAGCCCGCATTCCTCGCATTTCTTATAGTTTGCTTCAAACTGGCTGTCCTTATAAAGTCCGGCATCAGCACCTCCGGCTTTGATAATTGCGAACTCCACGCCTTCCTTACTCTTAGCCCTTGCAAAGTCAAAACTGCCCTGCCAGTGGCTTACATCGATTCCAAATTTCTGACCCATAATATGATCCTCCAATTCTCTGTAATAAAAGAGGGAAGGTGCTACCCTTCCCCGTTGTCTTTGTCTTCTTCCGACCTGTCATGAAGCTGTTCCAGCACGGCTTTGATCTTTGCCGGAACAGGCAGTCCCAGATGGGACGCATTCTCCAGAAGGGAGATCCCTTCATTTGAGATGTAGAAGAAAATGGCTGCCGTCCTTAAAACGCTCCCCGTCCCGATGACATATACATCAAGAATGTTTGCGATGCCGACCATAAGAAAAATCAGCACCTTACGGCAGATTCCCTTAAAGCCGACTGCACTGGACAGCTTCTGGTCGCTGATTGCACACATGACTCCCGTGATGTAGTCGATGACCACAAACGCAAGCAGTGCAAAGAGCAGACCGTCACACCCTCCCAGAAAGTATCCAAGCCATCCACCGACCGCTGTGAATACAAACTGTACTGCGTTCCAGAATTCCTTCATTGTCTTGTCCTCCTTTGATTTTTTGTATGAAAAAAGCAGCTACCCGCAATGGATAACTGCTTGATTCCGAAAAGTATTTTATTGTTCCTGTAAAATATAAGTGATTTTCATCGTCTTATCTGCCGTCTTGGTGACAGGTGTATCAAGGTTATTGATGGTTGCCAGATAATTACACATCATGTACCACCCAGATGTTGACCATGTGCCATAATCGCAGAAATAGATGAGCGGTTCATTTCTTACGGGAGTTACGCTCATCGTATAACTGGAATTAAACAGTGTCTGTGTCTCCGGCGGCATGATCTCATTTGTTGCCAGATCTGCAATCAGAAGCTGGTCATAACCGTATTCGTAATAAACCCTTCCGTTGATTACGAACTTCGCAACTCCATTGATATTGGTCACATTAGTCCTCTTCAGCTTCACGACATTTGCCGGATTCGTGATCTGTATCTTATACACATCATACGGGGCATCATATCCCCGCAGCAGAAGAAATCCTTCCGTAACGAACATACCCCAGTTTCCTTCCGTCCTGAGATTTTTGTCCGTAGTGTTTGTTATTTCATACTGCTTGATCTTCCAAGTGTCCACTTTTATTTCCGTTATGAGGAATTTCCCATCAGGGGCAGTCCTGCTGTTGCTGCTTGTGCAGATATACAAACAGTCATTGGACGGATCATAATTATATGACCAGTAGCCTATCTGCAGTTCCGAGGACAGCTCCGCCAGTTCGATTTCTTCGATAAGCGGTTTCGTGGTGTAGATATTATCAAGAATAGATACCGTCTTTAAAAATGCACGTCTTTTTGTGATGTGGATATGGTTCTTATCTGCCACCTTGAAATAATATACACAGTCCTTTGCCCTGTCGATCAGGAATATCAGCTCTGTTTTTCCAATCGTCATGCCGGAATATCTGCTGCTTGTGCTTGCCCCCGTCCTGTCAGGGTACACATACTGAAGATTGTCTTCCGCAATGGACTGCATCAGGAAATTCTCCCTGATCGGACTGGTATTTTTACTGCCGTATGATGTAAGACCGCCATTCCTGTGTGTGAGGCAGATGCTGGCAATCGTGCCGTTTGCCTGACTGGTAGCAAAATCATATACATATTTCACATACCTGTCTTTCAGGTTCACTTCCGATTCTGTCTGATTGAATCCGCCACGGAAGGTATTCTTTGTGTTGTTCTGCATTCCATAAGAAGCACAGCCCACAAGGTTTGCATCTGCCGGGGGATAATATCCGTCTGCGTTCTCAGGTATCTCCCTGTCAAAGCACAGGATGCCTCCGAGCAGTTTCTCATAATATGGCACGAATTCATTTAAGAACCTGTTCGGTCTCTTGGAAAGTCCGAGCGGTTTCAATACATCCCTCAGTGCATTTGTGACCATATTGCTGTTCTGGTAGGTTTCCACCTCACCCGTATTTACATCAGTAAGTTCTATTCTTGTTGTTCCCTTGAGCATCGTCATCATCTCCATTTCTATAATTCATGATAAAGGATGTAAGCGTTGCATCGCCCGCAAGCCAGAAACGGAAGGTTATCGTCTTTGCTTCCAGCAGTCCGGCATACAATTCATCCAGATCCATTGTGAGGAAATCCGCCATCGGAATTTCATCCGTAAAGTCCTCCCCGTCATAACTGTACTGTACCGTGATCTCTCCCTCATATTCTGCATTCAGTGCCTTGATTCCAAGAACCGTGCCATCCGAAAGATCCGCCATGCATTCGATATACTGCTTTGGCGGTGTTCCCGTAATCACGGCATTCAGCGGAAATGCCCTGCTGTCACTCCAGCTTAATACGGACGGAAGCGTCAATCCTTTAATCAGGTCCCACTCCGGCATCTTTGCAAATCCATATTTCTTAAACAAAAGTGCATTGACTTCTGTTTCTTCCAGTCCGACAAGCACATCTGCTGTTTCTGACAGTTCCTCATTTAAGATCTGGTTCTCCACCGTATACAGTTTTCCATCCCCGTCTTTTATCAGAAGTTTAAACGGGACTAACAGGTCAATCGGTGTGTATTTCACTTCAAAGGTCTTGCTGTCCGCATAATACTGGAAAGTAATATCCGGGGAAGCTGCATCTGGCTTTGTGAAAGTGTAATTCTTATCTGCAGTAAAACTGAAGCCGCCATCATAACACTGGACAGGGACTGAAATCATATGAAGTGAAATATCCCCGGTGTCCCAGAACAGAAGGTCATACTTCAACTGGTAGTCCGACCCGGATGCATTGTAATGCGACCATCCTTCCCACCGTATTTTCAGAAAACGGTAATAACTGTATAAAGTCCCTTCTTCCCTGTAAAGCGACCTCATTCTGGTATCACGGTTATCCACTTTAAGGTGCGTAGCATCACTTCCGATCCCCCAGTAGGAATCGCCATGTGCATAAATGTACGGCACGGTCTTTCCAATGAATGTGAAAAAATCCGCACCGCTCACGGCAAGCGTACCGCCATCATAGCTGTTACTGTCCTGTAACAGACAGGTCATGTTGGTAACACCGGCCGAAAAAATATCATTTATATTGTCATAGTTCATAACGTAAATTCCACTCCTTTCACTCCGTCAAAGCTGGATACATCAACCGTTGTCCTTTCCAAGAATCCTTCATCCACTTCATCCGTCACGGCTTCCTGTGTCTGTTCGGTTACTGCTTTCAGTTCAAAGAACCCGTTTTCAACGGTAATGGTATCCGGGAACTTAACGGAAGTCTCTGCCGTGGTGATCACATACTGTGGACGGACTGCTGCGGTATAACCATTGACTTCCACCCCGTCCACCCTTGTGAAATATGAAATATCGATCACAAGGTCTTCTGCATATCCGTGGTCGAGGGATTCCGGCTCTGACTTCTGTACATACCGTTTCCTCAGCATGAACCGTTCTTCCGTATTGACCGTGATATATCCGTTATACTTTGGATTTCCCCGCACGCTTGTAAGGACAAAGGTACGGAGGATCTCCGTGATCCATGCACGGTCCGTAAATGCATCCGCTTCGTAGGTCTGGTCAGCAATCGGAATGTTCCCGATTGTCTGTGTCAGTCCCTGTGTCTTTTTGGAAGGGAATGTTACGGATGCCGTATCCTTAAACACATCAGCCACAAACGGTACATCCGTGATGCTGATATATCCGATATTCTCATTGATATTGATGCGTCCGTTCCAGTCTCCCAGTCCTGCTGCAAGTCCCTGACCGCTGATAGTTGCCCTGATCTGTGCCTCACCGATCTTTGCACTCCCGGATGATATCTTTAGATACATGGAAAATGTATTAGAACTGTTCTCAATGACCTTTGATATCGGGAAAAACAATGTCACGATATGCTTCCCATACAGACAGGTCTTGGCCGGCATAAAGGTATCTATGGTTTCATTATTTATCTTGTAAACAATGGACAGCTCCGGCAGTTCCGTTTCTGCTGCCACGCCTTCTTCTGCCCCTTCCCCGGTATCTGCTTCTTCCGGCTTTACCACCTCAAGAAGCATTTCACACTGGAATGCCGCCGTGGTTTCTTCCGTTGCAGTAAAGTCAATATCCATCACGTTCATAAGGGACTGCCCGATCTCAAACGGTGCAACATTGACAAAACTGTAAATAATGGTCTTTCCGCTTTCCACGGAATTGATAAGACCTGTAATATTCTTGTCGTTCTTGCTCTTTGCAGATGCAAGTCTCGGATTCTTCCCGACACATTTCAGTGTCATTTTTCCGTTGATCTTACATTCGATGCTCGTAATGCAGCTTATTTTTGTTTCGTCTGCATGCCCGCCTGAGAACTTCAGGATGTCCCCAACTTCCAGTGCCGGATTCCCGATGGTGGAACTGTCAAACGGTACATAATTTATCTTCTGCAGTGCCGTAAGTATCTCACGCAGTATCTTCTCCCTTACGGATTTCAGTCCGAACTGCAGTAACGGATTGATGCCGAGGTTCATGGTAAGGGCATCATCCTTTTCCATAGCAATGTACTCTGCCGTCTGGCTGATCTGGTTTGTGGATGATACTGCCGTGTATCTTGTAACAAAGTCAGAGTAACTGCTGTCAAACCTCTCCTTCTGCTCCACATTCCATACGGATTCATTCCCGTATCTTTTAAGGACGAGTTTTCCGTATCGGTCTATCTGGCAGAAACATCCAAGCACCTGTGCCACATAAAAGATCAGGTCACGGAAGGTTTCTATATCATTATCCGAATAAATGCCGAGCGTGGTCTTACCGTTCGGAAGGGCACTGATCTCCGCAACCGTCTGTGCCATTTCCACCTTACACGCATCACATGCAGCCTTGAGAAACTGGTATGGCGTTCCGCTTGAGGATTCCAGTTTCAGTGACTTCTCAAAACGGAGCATATGGTCATAACCTTTCAGTTCCAGTGTCCGCACCTTCCTGTTGGCTTCAGAAATCTCATAGATTCCCATCGGTATGGTTTCTGTTGTCCCGTCCAGAAGTGTCAGGCGATAATAAAGCTGTACCTCGGCATCTTCCAGAGTGTAACGGTCGATCTCTGAAAACAGGCTGATCCCCATTTCTGCTGCATACACCGTTCCTAGCTCTATCTCCGTGTTACTGCAGCACTGCCATTTTATGTAGCCGGAACCCTTCACGATATCCTTTGCCGTGAATTCATGCACCTTTCCGGCTTTTGTCGTGATCGAACCGTACCACTCATATTTTCTTGTATTCTGCCTTACGGCATTTTTGAATTTCTCTGATACTTCAATCACAGCATCTGCCTCCTACATTTCTTTCAAGGTAAAGGATACCGTCCACAGTCCCTTATAGGATGTGTCCTTTTTAAGGGCTGCCTTAAATCCCGTGATATACATTTCTGCATCTTTCAGTTCCAGTGTTTCCGTGTCAAAATATTTCACTGCTATCTTCGGCATCTTGGAATATGCCGTCAGCAGTCTGAGCCACTTCGGGGACACGGAAAAAGAGACGGAAATGTCAGCCACTCCCGTCCTTACTACATCCCTCTGTGTGGTTCCCGCCTCTGTTTCACCGCCGGAGTCCGCTTCAACATCTGACAATCCGATATCATAGGAATCCGGCAGAGGCAGAGTCTTCTCATTAAAAACAAGATATTGCATATATGCCATTTTTATCTGCCCCCGCTTCTTAAGTTTGCCCTCTGCTGTGCCGAAACAATGACCTCATCAAGCATCGTACCTCCAAGGTACACAGGAATGACGATGTCACCGCTGTCCGTCCTGATATTCTCAACCGCAGAAGTGATTGCAGAAATCATCCCGGAAATGCCCTCCGGCTGTGCTGCCGTCCCTGTTCCCGCCATGCTTTCCATGCTGCTGACCTTCGGACTGACCACCATATCGGAAGATACACCGCTTACCGCCTTCTGGATCATGCCACGGCTCTTTTCGATGCCCTTGGCAAGACCTCCCATAAAGTCAGGCATCCATGATTCATAATCCGTCAGCGGGCCTTCATCCGGCACGGAGAAGTGAAGGAATGACTTGATCTTGTCTGCCACACTTTTTACTGCATCCCCGACCGCACCGATGCAGCTCTTGATTCCGTTTACGATTCCCATGACCAGATCCTTGCCCCATGTAAATGCCTGTGACGCAAGCCCCGTGATATGGTTTTTCACATTGGCAAATCCGCTCTTTACTGCATTCAGCACATTTCCCATTGCACTCTTCACTGCATTTACGATGCCGGAGAATACGGATGTGACTGCCCCCTTGATTGCACCAAGCACCGTTGAAATGGTCGACTTTATGGTATTCCATATGGTGGAGATCGTGCTCTTGATCGTATTCATTATGGTGGTAATGGAATTTTTGACCGCAGTAAAATCTCCTGTGATCAGTCCCTTGATTGCACCCACCACGGCACTGATAATGGTTTTGATGGCATTCCATACCGTGGAAAAGATTGTCTTTATTGCATTCAGTACAGTGGTAATGACTGTTTTTATCGTATTCCATACCGTTGTAATGACAGTCTGGATAATGGTCAGGACTGTCTGTATGATTGTTTTGTAGATATTGAAATACGTTGTCACCAGTGTTTTTATTACATTGAAAACTGTAGTAAACACACCCTTGATGGCTTCCCAGATAGTTGTGATGACTGTCTTTACCGTATTGAAAACCGTCTGGATAATGGTCTTATACAGATTAAAGTAAGTAGTCACCAGCGTCTTTATCACTTCAAACACGGTCGAGAAGATGGTCTTGATGGCTTCCCACACCTGTGCGAAAAATTCCTTGATGGCATTCCATACCGTAACGGCTGTCTGCTTCACATTCTCCCACAGGTCGATCCAGAACTGACGGAATCCGTCACAGTTATTCCAGAGATAAATAAAAGCAGCCACAAGAGCTGCTATTGCTGCAATGATAAGGGTGATCGGGTTTGCAAGCATCGTGGTATTCAGTGCTGCAAATGCTCCCTTTACCGTATTGATGACTCCGGCAATCTTCGGTACAACCGTCATGATTGTGCCGACTGCAGATATTACTTTTCCAATCACGATAAGCACCGGCCCTAATGCTGCTGCCAAAAGTGCCACCGTCATGATGACCTTCTTTGTACCGTCATTCATTCCGTTCAGCCAGTCAACGAACTTCTGCACCCATCCGACAATCTGCTTGATGGCCGGCATCAGAAGCTCACCGAAAGATATCGCCAAGCCTTCCAGTGCAGATTTCAAGATGGTGATCTGTCCCTGTAAGTTATCAAGCTGTGTATCTGCCATCTGCTGTGCAGCACCACCGCTGTCCGTGATTGACTTCTGTAAGCTGTCCCATGTTTCTCCTGTATTTGCAAGCAGGGCATTTACGGAAGAAAGGTCCGTCTTATTGAAAATGGTGCTGATGATGTTGGACTTCTCAGCGGATGTCATTCCGTCCATGCTCTTATTGAGGTCACCAAGGATGTCATTCATTGACCGCATGTTTCCTTCGGAATCATATACGGAAAGACCAAGTGCTTCCATCTGGGCGGCTGCCTTATCCGTAGGATTCTGTAAGGACAGGATAATATTACGGAGATGCGTACCACCTTCTGCTCCCTTGATACCATTATTTGCAAGAATACCAAGTGCGGTATTCAGCTCTGCCGTACCGCCCTTGATGGATTTGGCTGTCGCACCAATAGTAAGGATTCCTTCGCCAAGCTGTGCAACCGATGTGTTCGTGGTAGATGCCGTCTTAGCCATCTGGTCTACCATCGTTTCCGCTTCATCCACTCCCATTCCAAGGGCGGACATCGCATCCGTTACCATGTCGGAAGCATCAGCAAGGGCAATATCCCCGGCTGCTGCCAAGTTCAGGACGGTCGGCAGTGTATCACACATCTGCTGTGTATCGTATCCGGCAAGGGCGAGGTAATTCAATGCCTCTGCGCACTCGGATGCGGAAAAGGCCGTCTCTGCACCCATCTTTTTTGCCAGCTTGGAAAGGGTATCCATTGTATTTACGGACTGCCCGTTTACCGTTGACATGGCATCTTTGGTGATTCCCATTGTTGCCTGTACCTGTGACATGGAAGATTCAAAGTTGGCTGCAGTCGTTACGGATGCCGTCCCCAGTGCCGTCACTCCGGCCGTTACCGGGAGGAGCTTCTGTCCGGCAGAGGAAATGTTGTCCCCGACCGTCTTTAACTTCTCACCTGTTGTTGCGATCTTCTGCACTGCCGTTGCGGACTGGTTCGCCTGTGCTTCCAGATTCTTTAAGTCCTGTTCCGTTTCCACGATCTCCCTCTGAAGGGCATCGTACTGCTCCTGTGAGATCTCGCCATTGGCAAGTGCCGTATTCGCCTGTTCTGCTGCGGTCTTTAAGGTAGCCAGTTTTTCTTTCGTTTCACTGACCGCTTCCGCCAGCAGTTTATGCTTCTGTGCCAGAAGTTCCGTATTGCCCGGATCAAGCTTCAGCAGCTTGTTCACATCCTTAAGCTGTGACTGGGTGGATTTGATCTGTCCGTTCACGCCTTTCAGGGCGTTCTGCAGTTTGGTTGTATCACCACCGATTTCAACGGTAATACCCTGAATACGGCTTGCCATGCCTCTCACCTCCTCCTAAAAATGGGTACAAAAAAAGGAGCATTTCTGCTCCGTAACAAAAGAAAAACACCTGCCATTCCTGACAGATGTTCTATGTAATATTAATCTTCTTCTAAAATCAGTCCCGCTATATCAGCCAAGTGCTGTGTCATTTCAAACTTCTCTTCGCAGTTATCACCATAACCATAGCAGCATGTGATTTTCTTATTTTCAGGCCATACCTCTTTCAGAATACCTGTGCGGAGTGCATTGCTTAAAACACCATGCTTTCTCCATTTTCTTAAAACATACCAATGAAGATCCACCCTTCCGCATCTCAATATGATAGCCTGTTTTTCTCCATTCTCTGCAATGATAAGAAACTCATATTCATCAGTAACATATCCATATGTACCATCACCATGACTGCACCGCTGTCTCACGGGTCTTCTACTATAATAAATATAATTTTCTACAATCTCCTCGCACTCATTCAGATTTATCTGCTGAAGTATATATTTTAACTGTTCATCTTTCAATATCAATTTCTCCCTTCTCTATCTTATCAACCATTAATAAGAATCGGTTTTCTAAACGTTTCTGCCATTTCAATTACACCTGCCGCATTTAATGTTTCTTCTTTTTCTAAATCCATAATCGGTGTCCTAAATAATTGTGCCAATCTATAGTCTTCACGAACCTCTATGTCAGTAATATTAATATGATCTGTTAATCCTATTGCATAGGCGGCAAGTATCTTAAAATATTTTTCCATTTCAATATACATTTCTGGAAATATCTGTCTTACCGAATAAATAATACTATTCGGATATTTGTCTTTCAACTTATAAAAGTCATCGTTAAAATCAAAACATAATACAGGGGTCAAAAAGTATTTATCCAAATTCAGATAATCACAGTCAAGTGTGGCTTTGATTTGTAATTTTGCATTCTCCAAATAATTTATCTGATTTAAATTCACCTTAAGCTGTGTCAAAATATTTTCCTTTTTGCACCATGCAATATCTTTTGATGTATGATTTGGATTATAATCTGGAACATTGTATTGCCTATAAGCTCCAGATATAGAATCCCTATAAATGATATATTTAAACGAGGTCGAAAATGCAACATACTGCTCATAATTTATTTCTGAATAGTCTTCATAAATGTTGGGCATAAATTTTGCAATATTCATACAAACTTTATTAATATCATCATCATTACAACAATGGTCAACTATTACGCATTCCGCTAATTGCCCCACGAGTTGCATAATACATCTGGTGTAGTGGGAAATTATATTCCAAGTTTTATTTCCAAAATCCTCTTTATGCCTTTGATAGTCTATTTCAAATTCCTTTTCATTTGGAAAAATAATCCACCTCAAACCTATCTTGGCTTTTTCACTTGCTTTTACAGAAAAAGATTCCGTATCAAATTTTACTTTATCCAAATAGGTGGTCATATACCAGACAAGTTGATCTGCATAATTATCTATTGGAATTTTAATCTGATTTGAATCACGTTTATTAGTTCCTAATATCATAAAATCACCTCATCAACCTTCAAATTTAGTAAAAGTATAGCCTTTTTCTGCTGATAAGTATAACAGAAAAAGGCTGTATTCTCAATTAGAAACGGTCGAAGTCTTCCTGTGTCGCAAGCTCGGCATACTTATAGTCATCGTTCCGGCTCTCACTGTACATATCATTGATGAGTCCTATTGACAGCATTTCAAGGTCTGCCATTGACAAACCTAACTGTACACATCTGAGCAGAAACAGCGGGGTTGTCATTTCACGCTCTGTTGGACGAAGTTTTTTTTAGCTTCCACATCCGTTTTTACATTCAGCCCCCAAAGCTCGATAAGCTGTGGAAGAACCTGATAAATTGAGAATGTATTGAAGTTATCAAGCCACTCTTCCGGTGTATCAGGAATGCTTGGATCGGCATGCTTTGCCATGATAAATGCTATATTCTCGAACATCTCAAGGGAAAACATATCAAGGTTAGAGGACTCCTCTTTCCCATCCCCGATGCTCTTTTCCAATACTGCCAGATCCTTATAAATATCCCTCTGGAACTTTAACCTGTAGATTCTCGGAATGGCTGCACTCGCCTTGAATGCAACCATCTGTCCGTCAATTTCTATATCCTTTCTGATACCCATTGCTTAGTCCTCCTTAGAAATATTCTTTACTGCTTTTGCAGACTGCGGTTCGGCAGCCGTGCTGTTCGGGAGATACACGCTCTTATACCAGTTGTTGTAAACGGTATCGGTGGTGGAATCTCCTGTCTTCGCCTTTACATATCCGTCTGCCATAGGTCTTGCCTTGATGGTCAGTGTTTCCGTCTGCACTTCCTTATCTTCCTCATTAGTCTTGGACTCAATGGTCGGACGTGATGCGGAACAGTTATAAAGCACATGGCGGATCTTGCGGATATCCCCGTCAAACTCAAAAAGCAGTGCAAAACTGCCTGTTTCAGAATTTGCATTCTCCACAAGTACATTGTTGCTGTCTGCTTCCTCTTTCAGGATATCTGTACGGAAAGTTTCCGGGATCATGGCAAGCTCCAGATCCCCGTCATATCCCTGATTATTGTTGATTACATAGTATTCAATGCCGTCCGCATAAAAAGACTCCGGCTCTCCTGTCGGGTCCATGCTGATAGAAACGGCACCGGGCATTGCAACGGGTGTCCCGAAGCTCACCTTTCCTTCATCTGCAATCGTAATCGGTGCATAATGCACATTGCAGATATTAAATTTGACTTTATTCTTTTTATTAGCCATCTTCTATACCTCCATCTGATAAAGCACCTCATACAGATTTTCAGATTCGATCCATACTTCGCTTTTTTCATAAAAAATACCATGCCCATCGAGCACGGTTTCTGTCTGCTGTTCCAGTTCTATATTTTTTAAGTCGGTGTAAATTTCTATATTCAGACGGTTTGCCTTAAAATACACTTTCCCGTCTGCAGAGAAATTACTGCTGCCCGGATACAGAAATACTGCAAAGGGCGATTCCGGGGATTCGCCTTCCGCAAAATGATGATAGGCATACGGAAGACCGATTTCTTCCATCACTGCCATCACTTCTTCATGTGTCATCACCGTAACCCCCTCTCGATTTTCTGCAGAAGTTCCTTATTGCCTTTCTCTTCTGCTGGAGCGATATGCTCCCTTCCGGCTACCCTGCCGCCTCCACGTTTTGCATGACCGTGTTCCAGAAGGTGTGCGATCTGGTATCTGTCCTTGGAATGGACCGTCATGGTAAGGGAATTGCTGCTTTCCGCAGTCTTTTTGACCATCCAGCTTTTCTTATACCGCCCTGTCCGCTTCGGGGCATTTGCCTGTATTTCTTTCTTTACGGTTTTGGATGCATCTTTTACCGCATCCTTAACGGTATCCGTTGCAAGATCGGCATACTCTTTCAGACCGTCCATGATTGCATCTGCCAGTCCGTCAACCGTTGTCCTTCTTTCTGTCATCTGCTCACCTCTTTGTCAAGGCAGCCCTTATTTTGACTGTCTTATTCTTATACTGCACGTTATCGACAAAGGAAATATTGTAAAGATTCCCACGGAAAACAATACGGTAATGCTCTGTATCAAGACCTGACACCTCACTGCAGTAGCGGATGACAAAATCAAGCTCCGTTTCCGCATTTACCTGTTTTGCTTCCCAGTATTCTTTTCCCGACAGGCTGTTCACATAGGAAAAACATTGATAATGGTCCTCCCACACAGCCGTATGGTTTCCGGCTTTGTCCGTCTTCGTGCTGCTTTTCTGTATCGTGATCCGTTCACGCATGAGTTCTATCATCAGAATATCTCCTTCCTGATTCCAAAGAGCAGATACTTCAGTGTTTCCGTCATGGCCTTATGGTCCGCTTCTTCCCTGTGCTCATACAGGTAAGCAATGGCATACAGTTCTGCAGTGCGGACAACCGCCTCATGTCTTTTAAGTCCTGCCGGAGTCCGTCTTGTCACACCCTTTATCAGGCTGTCGGATGTCTCCATCAGACGGAGGATGAGATCATCCTCGTCTGACGAATCGACCCTCAGATACCCTTTGGCTTCCTCAAGCGTTACGAACATTCAGCCCACCTACTTTCCGGCAGCCTTGACATCAAGGGTCTTTACTGCCTCGGAAAGGATCAGCTTGCCATCGACACGCTCGGAAGCAAGGAATCCGACCTGTCCCGTTGTAGCATAAAGCTCATTCAGTCTCTTGAAACTTCTGCCCTGACGGTCTGCGATCCAGTAGTAACTGTAATCACCGAATGCCATGACACGGTTTCCGGCTGCGAGCTCCGGCACATAAATGGATGTGCGGTAAGGACGGTTCAGGATTCTGTCCGGCTCTCCTTCTCTTACGGACGGCTGCCAGATATAATTTCCGTTTCCATCCTTCAGCTTTCTGATTGCCTTTACGGTCGAATCATTCAGAAGCCATACTGCCTTGTTACGGTATGGGGCACGGAGGGAATAATACAGATCCATGACATCATCAAAAGTGATGGATGTATTTGCGGATGTCACCCCTGTCTCAGCACCGCCCGTGGCATTGAAAATACCTGTCGGTTTTCCTTTGCCGTCACCGACAAAGAATGCTTCCTCTTCCTTTGTACCGATTCTTCTTCCGAACTCCCTTGAAATGTACTGTTCGATATTGAACACGCTGTCATTCAAGAGTTCGTCAGACACCTTGATCATGGTTGCCAGCTTATAAGCACTGATGGATGTCTGTCCGAAACTGTCATCGGATTCAGGGAACTGTCCGCCCTCATCGATCCATGCTGCCTCGCCCTTTGAAGTAACGATAGGGATCTTGCGGTCACCGCTTGAAGTCTTGATAACTGTGGCAAGGTTACGGAAAAACACTTCCTCTTCCAGTGCTTCCACGAGTTTCTTCTCATACTCATCCGGCACAAGATATCCGCCCTCGGAATCCGTACCAATGGAAAGAGCGTTCTGTACTTCGTATGACATCTTGTTTCTCATACCGTTCCAGAACGCTCTCTTATATTCATCGGTTGCCCTTCCTGTTTTTGTCTCCCCGCCGGTCCCAGCAGCCGGCTTGTTTGTGATCGGGGTGCTTGTTGCCTTTGCAAGCTCTGCATCAATAGCAGCCTGTCTTTCCAGTCTCTCGATCTCCTTGCCGAGATTTACGACATCTGCTTCCATCTTGTCATAGGTGGCTGCATCCTCTGCGGATACAAAGCCCTCCTGTGTTCTCTTGGCATCAAGGAATGCTTTTGCTGCTTCCCATGCCTTCGCTCTCTTTTCTCTTAATTCCAAAATCTTACTCATAGTTCATATCCTCCTTAATGTGCTAAGAGACTCAGTCTCTTCTCCAACTGGTTGACTGGTATCATGGCATCCCTGTCGGACACCTTGGAAAGGAACGATTCATTCATCGCCTTGGTGGAAAACATCATGGAATCCTGCTGGAACGGGAGCTTCTTTTTCCCGTTCTTGTCCTTGTCATCCTCTTTTTCCCCTTCCTCTCCATCGCTGTCTTCTTCCTGCTTTTCTTCCGGCTCATCCGGCTTTTTCTTTTTCTCATCCTCATCGGAATCAAAAAGGATCTTATCCGCAAAGCCAAGCTCCACCGCCTTCTTGGCATTGAACCAAGTCTCGTCATCCATCATGTGTGAGAGCCTTGTACGGGTAAGCCCCGTCTTGAATTCATAGGCATTCAGGATGGACTCCTTGACCTCATTCAGCATGGCGATTGCCTTCCGCATGTCCTTCGCCTCACCCATTGCCATCGTTGCAGGATTGTGGATCATCATCATTGCCACCGGGGACACACAGACTGTATCTCCTGCCATAGCGATCACGGATGCCGCTGAGGCTGCAATGCCGTCAATCTTGACCGTCACGCTTCCCTTATAATCACGGAGCATGTTGTAGATCTGGGCTGCTGCAAACACATCACCGCCCGGTGAATTGATCCACACCGTGATATTTCCATTTCCGGCATTCAATTCATCCTTGAAAAGCTGCGGGGTGACTTCATCCCCGTACCACGTTTCATCCGAAATCATGCCATTTAAAAAGAGCGTCCTTTCCATGTCAGGCACGCTCTCATCTTCATTCCTTATCCAGTTCCAAAACTTCCGCTTCATCGTTTACCTCTCTTTCCGCTGTTTTCCTGTGCCGGAGTGTTCTGCTGCCCCGTATCTGTCTTGGCAAAAGCCCCCGCATCCGCAAGTTTGGTCATTGCACCGTTTATCAGATACAGGTTGCCCCCTTCCTCATCAGGGATCGGGTTCATGTTTTCCATCTCACGGATATCATTTGCAGAAAGCCATCCGTTCTGCCTTCCGACCGCATAGCCGTTCATTCTTGACTGGTAGTCCCCTCTCAGCAGTCCGTCCACATTCAGCTTGATAAAATACTTTCCTTTTTCTCCCGGCAGAAGGAGCGATCTCTGTAAGGACTGCTCCCATCGGATCACCCACGGGTCAAGCGTGTATTTTACGAACTCCAAGGACTGCTGCTCTATATTGGAAAAGCTCGACTTATCAAGGTCACCGACCATGTGGGGCGGTATCCTGTAAAGCCTTGCGATCTCATTGATCTGGAATTTCCTTGTTTCAAGGAACTGTGCTTCTTCCGGCGGGATGCCTATCTGCTGATACTTCATGCCCTCTTCAAGCACCGCGATCTTGTGTGCGTTGTTTACGCCTCGGTACACGGAGTTCCAAGACTCCCGCACCTTTGACGGGTCTTTCAGGACTCCCGGATGCTCCAGAACACCGCCCGGATTTGCCCCGTTTGCAAAGAAACTCGCCCCGTATTCCTCACAGGCAAGCGTCATGCCGACAGCATTCTTCGCCATCGCAATCGGTGAATATCCGATCAGCCCGTCAAATCCCAGTCCGGGGATATGGAGCACATCTTCGGCTTTCAGTTTGATATTGCCGTATTCCTTGAACATCGGGTTCTCATCGCTGTTTCTGGAATACACATAATAGATGTTTCCTTTGTCATCCCTCTGCACATCCATCTTATCCGGGAGAAGCGGATACAGTCCGAGCACCCTTCCTGCCCCGTCCCTTATGATCTGGGCATAAGCATTTCCCCATATTAAAAGATGGCTCATCAGTGTTTCCCTGAACACAAATGAAGTCATCTCCGGGTTCGGCTCATCATGGAGCAGATAATATAACGGATGGTCATGCACCAGCTTCTTGCCTCCATCATCCTGATATTCATATACATGAAGCGGTAGGGATGCGACTGCCTCCGCAAGGATTCTGACACAGGCATATACTGCCGTGGTCTGCATTGCAGTTCTTTCATTGACAGGCTTTCCGCTCGTTGTCCTTCCAAACAAAAACGAATATCCTGCATCTGCTGCTTTGTCCACAGGCTTATCCCTCGCCTGTCCGAATCCGAATAAACTCTTAATTCCCATGTGACACCTCCTAAAAATGGGTACAAAAAAAGCACCTCCGAAGAAGTGCCGTTCCTGATCATCTCTGATAATTGTTCAGTCTTGGGAACTCTTTCCCATTCCTGTAGTAATAATATTTCCTCAGTGCATTCTGCATTGGATTTTTCTTTGGGTTCTCAAGCGGTTTCAGTTTCATCAGCGAATCATACATAAGGTCATCATCCGCTACCACCGTTTCCAGATCCAGTCCAAGGATCTCCTCTGCTTTCAGTGCAAGGGATTTTCTTGTCTGTGCCCCGTGCTCACCGCTCAGTTTCGGGTCTTTTTCCATACTGTTCATAAAAAATTCTTTCTGCATACGAAATGCCTCCCCGTGCTTTTCCTATATCTTAGCACAGAAATATGCAGCCGGATTATGATTTTACAGAATCATACACGGCTGCATCAGAATACCAGAATTCCCCTGTCATCATACACACTTCCGTCACTACCTTCATTTCTGATTGCACGGTCAAGTGCCATAACGGTTGCAACGGCCCCGTCAATCTTCTCCGTGGATTTTTCCTTATCCATTTTGATGTTTCCCGCCGGGTCCTGACGGACAAACACATTATCCATCATCCACCGCAGAACCTTATGTCCGCCATGTGCAATCCTCTCTTCCAAGGTCAGCTTCATCAGTTCCTTTGTCGGTGGACTCATATCTTTATAACCCTGTCCGAACGGGACAACGGTAAATCCCATGCCCTCAAGGTTCTGCACCATCTGCACAGCTCCCCATCGGTCAAATGCGATCTCCTTAATATGGAACTTCGTACCAAGCTCATCAATGAACTGCTCGATAAATCCATAATGGATGACATTCCCTTCCGTGGTCTTTAAGCACCCTTCTGCTGCCCAGACATCATAAGGGACATGGTCCCTTCGTACACGCAGCCTCATGTTGTCCTCTGGTATCCAGAAATACGGAAGGATCACATATTTCTCCGTATCATTCCTTGGTGGGAACACAAGCACGAATGCCGTGATATCCGTGGAACTTGAAAGGTCGAGTCCGCCATAGCATTCCCTTCCGAGAAGCTCCTCTTCATTCACGGCAAAGGAACAGGCATCCCACTTATCCATCTGCATCCATCGTGTACTCTGTTTTACCCACTGGTTCAGACGGAGCTGCCGGAACACGTTCTCCTCTGCTGCATTTTCTTTTGCACTGATATATGCATTCTGCACTTTCTCAATATCGATCGTGTATCCGAGGGAAGGATTGGCTTTGTACCATACTTCCTCGCTCGACCAGTCATCCTCATCGGATGCCCCGTAAATAACCGGGTAAAAAGTCGGGTCGATTTTTCTTCCCTCAATGATATCCAGTGCCTTCTGGTGCTGTTCAAAACACACGGAATTCCTGTCCGTCCCTGCCGTTGTGATCAGGAAGAACAGGGGCTGTGTTCTGGCATCACCGGAACCTTTGGTCATGACATCGAACAGTTCCCTGTTCGGCTGTGCATGCAGCTCATCAAAGATGACCGCATGGACATTCAGGCCGTGCTTGGTATATGCCTCTGCCGACAGCACCTGATAGAAGCTGTTGGTCGGTTTATATACAAGCCTTTTCACGGACATGACAGGCTTGATCCTTTTCTTCAATGCCGGACACTGGTCTACCATATCCACCGCAACATCAAATACAATGGAAGCCTGCTGCCTGTCGGAAGCACAGCCGTAAACCTCTGCTCCCCACTCACCGTCACCGCATGTCATATAAAGTGCGATGGCTGCTGCCAGTTCTGACTTCCCGTTCTTCTTCGGTATCTCGCAGTAACAGGTGTTGTACTGCCTGTACCCGTTTTCCTTTACCGTCCCGTAAAGGGTGCGGATGATTTCATCCTGCCAAGGGAGGAGCTCAAACGGAACTCCCCTCCACCTTCCTTTGGTGTGTTTCAGGCAGTTTATAAAATTGACCGCATGTTCTGCTTTTGCTTCATCAAACATTATCCTGCACCGCCTTTCACAAGCAGAAGCTCCATTTCATCGTTCTGCTTATCTTCCCCGCTGTCCGTAACGATACGGCTTCTCGCAGAAGGTGTAAGTCCGAACTGCTCACAGAACTTATTCATGATTTTCAGATAGGTCTGTGCAATGGATACCTGTGGTACCTGCTGCCAGTATCCGCTCGGAGTCTTTACGATAGTTCCATGCTGTGTAATGAACTCCTCTGCTTCTTTCCATCTCGCATAAGCCTGACAGTATCCTGCGAATGCTGCCATATCTATTTCAGTCAGGATACCGAGATGCTCTAGCTGCTTCGCCATCCTCTTCCATTCCTTTTTTGCCTCATCCTCAAGCCATGCCGGACAGCGCGGGGCCTTTTTCTCAGGCTTTGGTTCGCCCGTGTTAAGGCTTCTCTTGCCCGGATTGCCCTCAAGCACCTTTACTGCCGTAGGCTTTGGTTTTCTTCCTCTCTGTGCCACTGTCCTCACCTCCTCGTAAAAATGGCATCAAAAAAAGACCTCCGAAGAAGCCTTTTCCAAATTCAATATAACTACTTTACCTTGCTGAGTGCCCAGGCCATTGCATGACCGGCATCCTCAAATCCTTCTTTTCTTTCAATGAGGGAAATTCTGCATTCGCATCTTCCAAATCCCGTCTCTGCCGGAGTTTCAACCAGCTCGTACACTTCTGCGATGCTTCCTTTAAAGCAGTGATCCCACACTGCTACGGTGTAGTCCCCGTAATCAAGTACTGCCGAATTCATGCATCCGTATAAATCCTCTGCCAAGTTTTCTGCTGTTGTAATCTTCTCCATTATTTTCTTCCCCCTTCCCTTCTTGCAATGGTGAAATCCGTAATGGAAAGTCCGTTTTCTCTTACATATCCGCAGAGCCAGTTGTCAGCATCTGCCGGGTTATCAAATTCTTTAATGTCCGCCCATACCAGTCTGCCCGGTCTTTCTGCCCTGAGTCCTCTTGCTACCCATTTTGTTCTCTCTGCCATTTTTGTTTCCTCCGTTTTCTTTGTTTTCCCTTTCGGTAGGTACATATTCGCTCTGAATGCAGATATTATCCAGTTATATCTGCACCATAATGTACACAAAGATCAGCATTGGAAACTGTGTATTATTTATCTCTGCGTTCTGTGTATGGTCTCAATAATTTCTTCCTGTTCCTCCCTGCTTACGCCCATGCTTGCAAGTGCCTCACGGGTTCCGCAGTCAGGGCAGATAAGCGTGTGGTTGTCTTCTCTTGAAAGGGCGGGTGTCCTTGCGTATCTTACCCCGCATTTGGGGCAGATTCTTATTCTTAATATTTCAGTCTTCATATCCTGCCTCCTTCACTGCCCTGATCTGTGCTTCGGAAAGATAATGCTCGTCAAATCCGAAACTGATATAACCTTCAAGGCATGTTCTTACATAAGAAAGGGAAGGAATCCCGATTTTCCGTTCTTCATGCATGATGTACACAAAGCATTTTCTTTTCCTTATTTTCCCCGTCCGTATTCCCTTGATATCCAGTTCCATATCCTTTTTGTAATAAAAGACCGGGCATCCTTCATAGCGGTCAAGTGCTGCTTCATCTGCTTCGGTAACGGTCCAGACTGCAACGGGAACCTCACCGCCTTCCTTTGGTTCAATCGTAAGGTATGCACCTGTAAGGCTTCCCTTGAAAAGCAGTTCATAATCCTTGATGACTGCCGTTCCCATGACCTTTGCGGTCGGACACCGCATTTTCATCTGCCGTAAATTCAGGTTGCTGCCATAAGCAATGTAATATCTTTTCTCCATAATGCTCCATCCTTTCTGAAGGGAACACCCTTCTACCACCTTAAGACCGCACATGGCGGTCAATGCTCCAAGGTGGCAGGAGGCTGTTCTCTTCAAGCAGCCCTTCCGCTTCTGAAAGCAGTGTCTCCTGCAAGTCTCTTTGTAAGGATGTCCCTTGCGGTCTTGAATTCATCCCCGATGAATCCGAGGCGTAAAAGCCATGTCCTCATTGCGTATTTCGGATTTTCTGTCTGCTGCGGCTTCGGGCTTGCCGACCTTACTTCCTTCGCCATCTGGCTGAGTGCAAGGCAGAGCTGGATATAGCTCTTAAGCTGCCCCGCATGCAGTCCATTCAGCTTGCCGTCAGTGGGTGCATCAAATTGGAAAAGTCTGAACTCGACCGTTCCCTTTGTGAATGTTGCATGGTAGTTGAGCATATGGTACCGGCTGTCATTGTAATGCTGATCTCTTCCGTAGCTTGCCCCGTTTGCCGTGTACCAGATGTCCGCCAAGGCTGCCATCGTCTTTGGCTTCTTCTTGTTGAGTTCCTTAAGGAATCTTGGATCTACCGTTTTGCAGTATCGGTTCATTCTCCAACTGTCGAGGTTTAAAGCATCCGCCAGAAGGTTCTCATGCCCCGCCATGATATTTGCCAGATTTCTCAAAGTCTGCGGTGTATGTCCGTTTGCCCCGATGTGGATGTGGACTCCGCATCCCCTCGTGGCATCGCTCTTGGCTCCTGCATGTCTGAGTTTTCTTACCAGCTCCTGAAGTGTCTCAATGTCGCTGTAGTGAAGTATCGGGGTGACCATCTCACATTTTTCTTCATCAGGTCCCGCAATGCTTACGTCCCTCTGGAATTTCCATTCCCTTCCGTCCGCATCCCATGCTGACCAAGTGTAGTAGCCGTTTCTTGATGCCGTGTATTCAAATCTTCCTGTTCCGAAGAAATCTGCTGCAATCCTTGCTGCCTTCTCCCTTTTTATGTGGTTCATCTCAACCTCGACCCCGATGGTCTGCTTCTTCATTTCCTCGATCTGTCTTGCTGTTTTTTCGTTCATGGTATGTACCTCCGTTTGTTTTCTTTCCCTTTCGGTAGGTACATATTCGCTCTAAAACACACATATATCCAGTTATATCGTACCCATAAACTGCACAAAGATTTCAAGGAAAAACTGTATATATTATGGCTGTTTCCGCTGTTCCTCATCCTTTATTTTCTCTGCATACTCGGCAAGCTCATCAAGGCTCATTCTGCCGATGATCTCAAATGCACGGATCTGTTCTTCCGTTTTGGGTGTCGGCAGAGGGTATGGATAATATCCAAGCAGATAATCAAGGGAAACATTGAACCCGTCCGCAATCTTTACAGCCTCAACAACCGTCATTTTTGCTGTGCCGGCCAGTAAAGTTTTTACCCTTCTTTCCTTTAACCCGCACTGCTCGGCAAATTCTGCTGCCCCGACACCATGTATCCGCGCTATCGTATTCAGGTGTTCCGTGACCATCTGGTGGAACTCCGTATTCTCGAATTCACGAACCTCATCCATTGAGATCGGTTCTATATCAAATGCTTCTTCCACCGTCTGTCCGAAGGCTTCTGCAATCTGCCCTGCTTCCAGCATGGTAAGCCTTCCTCTTCCGTGGAGCAGTCTTTCCATGCGTCCTTCTTCCATACCGCACTTTTCGGAAAATTCCTTTATATCCATGTGATGCTTTTTCATAACTGCCATCAGCTTTCGTCTGATTTCTCTCACTTCATTCACTCCCTTTAAAATTCATCATCCGTGCAGAAGGTCATCCCCATCTGCAGTTTTATGTAAATATTCGTATACCGTTCCCTTTCGCTGCCGTCAGAACCCATCATGGCCTGAAGGAAGAACTGCTCTGCAGCTTCCTTCGACTCCCATGACTCTTCTTTACCATAGCAGACCGTTACTATCTTATCCATTGATTTTTCTCCATTCGTCAACACCATAAATCAGTGCAAGTGATCCGTTGCCTTCCCATGATGTATGAAGCTGTCCCGCATCATCCACAAACTCCACCGTTCCGATGGTTCCTGACGGGATCTTTCGGTATGGGTCATCAAGGCGGATAAGCTCCACCTTGGTTCCCGAAGGATATTCTTTTCTCAGTCTTTCCAATGTCTGTCTGTTTACTCCGAACATACCGTTGTCCCCCTTTCTGCCCTGCGGTTTGCTTTCCATTTTTCCGCATCTTCCGGGGTTCGAAATGCCGTATGTCCTTTCAGCCCCTTGAGGAAAAATGCCCTTGTTTCTTTTCCTTCGCTTCCACTGAATCCAAGGGATACAAGCCATGCCCTCATGTAATATTTTTCATTTTCTTCAATGGTCTGCTTCGGATTCACACGCTTCTGTTCGGAAGCTCTCTTTATCATTGCCGATGCAAGTCTGCAGTATTCCATCATGTTCTCTGTCTGCGGAAATCCCGTGAAGGTGATGTTCCCGTCTTTAAATGTGGCTCCCGTGCATCCGCCCTGTTCCGTAATAAAATCTGCTGCTAATCCGGCATCCTCAAATGTTTTTTCAGCAAGTGCATCCGTCAGGGTGTCCGTAACCAGAATGCACTCCCTTCCAACCGCCCTGTTGATAAGGTACTGTTTGGAATGCATCATGTTTATCAGGTTGATGATTCCCTGTGGTGTCATTTCCCCGATCGGGATCTTTATTTCTGCCTCGCTTCCGCTTTCTTCCTGCGGTGTTTCCTGTGTTTCTTCCGTTACTGTTACATCGTTCTGGAAAAGCACCCTTCTCACCTCGTCTTCCATGCTGTCATCTTCAAAAATGACCTTTGATTCCCTGTCCACCGTAATGTTTCCAATCTGGTATGCAAAACTTGGTGGTCCAAGGTAAACCGCCCTTTCCCCGAAATGCTCGGATAAGGTTTTTACCAATGATTTTCTGTTCTCAGCGTTTGTGATAATTTCCATTCTGCTGTGCTCCTTTCCTTTTGGTAGTACCATATATCACTCTGAATGCCCGTATAGTCAAGCTAATAATGGTACTATCCAAAAAGAAAATGGATCATCAGTTTCTGGACTCCGGCAGTGACATTGCAACCGCATAAGCCACGGTTGCCGTGACAGCATTTCCTGCCTGTTTATATAACTGGGCATCGGAATTGACAGCCGATGCACGGTCAAACAGTTCATCTGAAAATCCCTGTAAGCGGAAGCACTCCCTCGGTGTCAGCCTTCGGATGCGTCCGCCCCTCATGAGCGTTCCCATCTGCCCGGAGCAGTCCAGAGTCTGGGAGCATCCTTTCCCGACCCTTCCCCGTCTGGTCACGCTGTCTGGGTAGGCAAGATTGATGCCGTCACCTTCATGTGCAACATCGTATCCTGCCTTGGTTGCATTTCTGACCTTTACTGAATCCGCCTTCTCACAGACATACACACCATGTCTGTCCTGTGAGGTCAGCGTGAACATCGGCTCTCCGTCCTCTTTCATCCTTCTGCCGTTCTGTCTTTTCTCCATCCGTTCCGGGGTAAGCACAGGGTGGACTTCCAGCACGGCTGAGTTCATTGCCGAATGGTTGGTCATCCCGGCTGTGTATCTGGCAGTCAGGCATCTTGCCGTATCCGTGATCTTCGGATCATGGTTGCTCTGGTCGATGAAGTAAAGCCCGGTCTTGGCCCCGACACCGCCCGCATTCCCTACAAGGGTCGCAGAGATACCGTCTGTTCCATAAACACGGTAGCCCTGCATACCTCCTATAAGCTGGTTAAGAGCTGCTGCGTTTTCTCCTGTGAGAGGTAATATTTCTCGTCTACCTCTGCTTCTAAGATTTGCGATAATGAACACACGCTCACGGTTCTGCGGGACTCCGAAGTTTTTGGAGTTAAGCACCTGCCACCGACAGTCATACCCTGCTTCGTCCATTTCAGACAGAACTGAGGCAAAGTCGAATCCTGCATTGATCGATAACAGGTTCTTAACGTTCTCAACAAGTAGGTATGCGGGTTTAGCACTTTCCTCTTTGCCTTTGAGGAGGTCAATAATGTTGTAATATATTCCACTTCTTTTTCCGACCAGTCCCCGCTGTTTTCCGGCAACGGAGATGTCCTGACATGGGAATCCGAAGCACCAGATGTCTGCATAGGGGACATCTTCGGGTTTGAGTTTTGTGACATCATGAGCTTTCCACTCTCCTTCCGTATCATACATTGCCTCATATGAGGCTCTTGCAAATTTATCATATTCACAGTACCCGATGCATTTATGGCCGGCAGTTTCAAGACCGAGCCTGAAGCCGCCGATGCCGGAACATAGATCAAGGAAGGTCATCTGTTTCATTATACTGCCCTCCCCTGCATAATTGCTGATATGAAATTTTCATATCGTCACGGATGACAAATACATCCGCATCCGAACCACACTGTTCAATGTAGCGGTTTACGATCACATCCACAAACTTCTCATCCAGTTCGATGCCGTAGCAGATACGGTGTGTCTGCTCACAGGCAATCAGCGTAGAGCCGGAACCAAGGAACGGATCAAGCACGATGCAGTTGCTCATGCATGAGTTCTGGATCGGGTATGCCATAAGCGCCACAGGCTTCATGGTCGGATGGTCCTTGCTCGCCTTCGGCCGGTCATATTCCCAGATGGTGGTCTGCTTCCTGTCGGAATACCACTGGTGCTTCCCGCCTTTCTTCCATCCGAACAGACACGGCTCATGCTGCCACTGGTATGGGCTTCTTCCAAGAACCAGTGCGTTCTTCTTCCAGATGCAGCACCCGGAAAGATAGAACCCGGCATCCTTGAATGCCTTTCTGAAATTCAGCCCCTCCGTATCTGCATGGAATACATAAATGGAAGCATCCTGTTCCATTGACTGCTCCATATTTACAAATGCAGCAAACAGGAACTTATAGAAATCCTCATCCGGCATGTTGTCATTTTTGATCTTGCCGGCCGTCTCCTCGACATTTACATTGTATGGCGGGTCAGTCAGGACAAGATTTGCTTTCCGTCCATCCATCAGCCTTTCGTAGGTTTCCGGCAAGATGGAATCACCGCAGATGACACGGTGCTTTCCAAGCAGCCATACATCCCCTGTCTTTGCCACGGTCGGCTTTGCAAGCTCCGCTTCCACATCGAAGTCATCTTCCGTGATCTTCTTATCATGCACGGAATTAAAAAGCTGTTCGATCTCCGGCGGTTCAAAGCCCGTGATGCCGACATCAAAATCCGAATCCTCAAGGTCTTTGATGAGGTCGGCCAGAAGTTCCTTGTTCCACTCACCCGTAATTTTATTAAGGGCAACATTGAGCGCCTTCTCCTTGGTCTTGTCGATATCGACCACGATACATTCCACTTCCGTGTATCCGAGGTCTGCAAGGACCGCGGCTCTCTGGTGTCCTCCGATGATGGTCATGTCTGAGTTGATGATGATCGGCTCAACATACCCGAACTCTTTAATAGAGTTCTTGATTTTTTCATACTCCTTATCGCCCGGTTTTAACTTCTTCCTCGGATTATAGGAAGCCGGGATAAGGTCTGCTATTTTATAACTCTGAAACTGCATCTTCCATATCCTCCTCTGCTAAAAATCTGTGCCGGAAATAACATTCACGGCCGCAGTATTTTCTGTTCTTGTTTCCATAGGAAATGAAAGACTTCCCGCACTGCTCACATACAAGCGTGTAGGAAGCCTTTTCACTTTTCTGTACTGCTTCGGGATGTGCTTTCCACCATTCCCTCCTGCATTTTTCACAGCAGAACCTTCTCGGTCTGCCAGTTTTCGGCTGCGTGATTGGATTACCGCAGAAGTGGCACACCTCTTTACCGTCCACCATGAGTTTCATATTTTTTGAAACCACCGTGGCGTATCCGGCAAGGTTATGCCTCTTGCAGTAATTCCTTACGATGTCACGAGACAGCCCGATTGCCATTCCGATGGCTTTATATCCCATACCACGCATACGCATTTCGTTGATCTGTTTTGCCTGTGCGTCCGTCATCCTTTCTCATCTCCTTCCGGCACATGAAAAAAGGCCGGAAAACAATGCTTTTTACACTGTTTTCCAGCCTTAAATATTGCGTTTTTCCTGATTTTCCGGCAAAAGAAAATACCCCTTTTTGCCGTGTTTTAAGTGCATTCTGCGAAAATTACCATATCCGTTTTATATCCCCCCTGTTTAATTCTGCGAAAATTCACGCAAAGGGGGCCATCGGTCTTCAGTGGCTCAGACTGTAGAGATTTTGATACCCCCACGGTCTGCCGTCAGAACCGATACTCAGGATTGTTATCTTCGTTCCATGTCTTTTTATCATGACAAGGCTTGCACAGGCTCTGCCAGTTCTTCTCGTCCCAGAACAGGACGGGATCACCACGGTGCGGTCTGATATGATCGACCACAGTTGCTGTCACTGCATGGCCTTCCTTTAAGCACTGAACACACAAAGGATGTGCCTTCAGGTATCTTGCCCTTGCCTTCTGCCACTGCCTGTTGTAACCACGCTTGCTGCTGCTCGCCCTGTCACCACGGTGCAGTGCTTCATGCTCCTCGCAGTACAATCCGTCTGTCAGCTTCGGACATCCGGGGTGTCTGCACGGCTTCTTTGGTTTCATCGGCATCTGCCATTCCTCCCTTCTATGTACACAGGCGGTGTGAAAGGATTGGAAAGACACCGCCTTACGGCAACATAAAAAGGAGCGTTTCCGCTCCCTTTCTTTTTTGCCATCTTAATCATAGCAGATGTAAATTAAAAAGTCAGTAAACCATTAGTGCACCTTTAGTAAACCTCTAGTACACCACCTTTTTATTTCTTTAAGCGAAGCAGACTCTTACCAACAGAACTGATAGCTTTCCCGCCCATCTGCCTTACTTGTTTACTGGAAATAAGTTTTGCAGAAACAGCAATCAGCATCATACCACCTATGATATTTCTTTTTGTCGTATCTCCTTCTTCTTTCAAAAATTCGTTATGTTCGTCTATTTCTTTTTCCTTAATACGGTCAAGTTCCTGAATACGCTCTTTCGCCCATTGGATTTTTTTCTCATCTTCCGAGGTCTTTATAATATCATAAAGATCTTTTCTTTCTTGTTCCTGACCTTTGTCTACGGTCTCCTTAAAACTGACAGATGAATCTACCGTCTGTTTATGTACTGCTTTCAAAGAATCATAACCATGATTCACATTTTCCCGTAAAACATTCAATCTGTCCATAAATTTCTTATGTGCCTTATCTCCACGAGTAAGTCCTGTAGTTTTTGCAGTTGCCATAACATTGCCCCTTTCCAACACTAAATCTGTTAATCCAACACATAGCAATTTTCATATTTTTTTATTACGGCTTCTGCAAACGCATATGCCTCTTTATTGTAATCACTATAATTTTCCCATTCTTCAATGTCACTTGAAGTGACAGGTCTAATAATATACTCATCTGATACAAACATTTTTGCCACATCCATAAACTCATCAAAGCTTGAAGTAATCCCTCTGGCATCAACATAATACCATCTTCCTTTTTTATGTATCTGGCAGAAAACATGAAACCCCTTTTTATTATTTCCTTCGATTATATACGGATTGTAATTAAATGTTTCACTCAGTGACATGGCAAAATGGTTACATGATCCACATAATAATTCATGCGCTGAAGTATATGGAAAATCGTCATCATCCTCTGGATATTCAAAAAAATCGCTATACATAATATTACATAACGCCTTCTCGCCTTCAGCACAATTATAAAATCCTTTATGTTCTTCATAACGTTCAAAAGTAATCATTCTTTCAGTATTAGCCATCGCCTCATCTCCTTTGATTAATTTTACCATAACCCAAACAAAAAAGACAGCCGTCTGACTGCCTTAATTGTACTCTGCATATGCACCTATCTGTATCTGGAGTGCTACGGTAATCTGCTCCATGACCATATTATCCAGCACTTCCCCTATTCTTTCTCCAAGCCTTGTTTTATCAAGGGTTTCCACCTGTTCCGCCAGTGCCATGCTCGGTTTATTCAGACCGCTGCTTTTCTTCAGCGGGATCTGCACATGGGTCGGAAGATACTTCTTTTTCCACACCCTTGCCGACAGCGGAATGACCGTAACCACAGGTGAATGCTTATTTGCCTTATTATTGCTTACCACCAGTGCCGGACGGACACCGCCCTGTTCGCTTCCGGCCTTCTCTCCGAAATCCACATAATAAATATCGCCACGCTTACACATAAAAAACCTCCTATCCGAGGACAAAGGCTTCCACCTGTCTGTCCCTCAGTTCATACTGTTTATCCAGTTCCTTCAATGCTGCTTTTCTGTATTTTCCAATCATCGTATGGCTCACATGGTATCTTTCCATCATGATGTCCCATGTCATGTCCTCATCCAGAAGATCCGTGATAATGCTTCTATGTCTTTCATCCAGTCCGTTCACTGCATGCTCGAAAAAATCCAGTTCTTCTTTCAGGAACATATATCTGTGGAAAAGGAAATCGTACCACTCGTCATTCTCCCGTTCCATTGCTGCCTTATACTTGATTGCTATGTTTGCCGTCTTATCGGAAAGAGTGCTCGTCTGCACCCTTTCCCCTTCCTGATGGGAGTAAAGCATGGAATCGATCATGTCCTGTTCGCTCACTCCCTGAAACTGACGGAGCTGGAACTCAGTCACGGTCAGTTCCTTTTTCATGTTCTTATATTCCTTCATCATTACTTCTGCCGTCATCCGTCATACCTCCAATCCTTGCCTTTACTGCTTCTATCATTGCATTCTGTGTAGTATCCTTTTTCTCAATTGCCCGGAGGATATCTTCATCGACCGTACTTTCTGTCACCAGATGCTCTATAATGACCGTGTGTTTCTGCCCCTGTCTGTAAAGTCTGGCATTTAACTGCTGATACAGTTCAAGGGACCATGTAAGCGAGAACCATACGATGGTTGCCCCGCCTTCCTGAAGATTCAGTCCGTGTCCTGCCGATGCCGGATGGATCAGTGCCACCGGGATCTTCCCTTCATTCCAGTCCTCAATATCTTTCTTGGTATTGATATCCCTTGCTGGAAACCGTTTTAATATCCGCTCCCTGTCATGCTTGAACCAGTATGCAACCAGAAGCGGTTTTCCGTTTGCTGATTCGATCAGGTCTTCCAGAGCATCCAGTTTTCTGTCATGGATATTACGGACATTGCCGGATTCATCATAAACCGCACCGTTTGCCATCTGCTGGAGCTTGTTGCTCAAGGCTGCTGCATTTACCGCATCGATGTCCTGCCCTTCCCCGTATTCAAGGATCATTTCATCTGCCATCCTGTCATAAAGCCCCTGTTCGGATTCCGACATGGAAACGGACACCCGGTTGCATACGCATTCCGGCATATCAAGATAATCCACGGCTTTCATGGAAATGCTGATATCGGAGATCAGTTCATATATTTTTTCTTCTGCCCCTTCCCTCGGCTTATAGGAAAAAATGATCTCACGATTCCGCTTATCCGGCAGAAAGAACCTGTCACGGTAGCCGCCGATATATCTTCCAAGCCTCTGCCCCATATCAAGGATTCCGATCTCTGCCCATAAGTCCATGAGGTTTCCCGGTGTTCCCGTAAGCCCGACCACACGTTTTGCCATCGGCCTTACTTTTTTCAGGTCTTTGAACCTCTGCGCCTTCGGGGACTTGAAGCTCGACAGCTCATCGATGATGACCATGTCAAAATCAAAAAATATGTTTTTTGTCATCCAAGAAACATTGTCCCTCCCGATGATCGTCACATCAGCTCCTGACAGAAGTGCTTCCTTTCTCTGCTCTGCAGTTCCCATTGCCACGGCAAATGTCATTCCGTAAAGATGCTCCCACTTTTTTATCTCTGCCGGCCATGTGGTTTCTGCCACACGCTTCGGTGCTATCACCAAGATCCGTCTTACTTCAAAATAGTCAAACAGCAGAAGCCACAGTGCCGTAAGCGTGATGACCGTTTTACCAAGTCCCATATCAAGTATCAGGCAGCTCACAGGATGTTCAATTATAAAATCTGTTGCATACTGCTGATAATCATGTGCTTTGTATTTCATCTAGGATACCTCCGATCTGTTCGATATTATCAACTACATAAACGGGAAAGCCTAACCTCTCAAGCATTCTCTTTCTCTTTAGCTGAAGCGGTCTCGGCTTCTTCCCCGGTGCTTTCAGTTCCACAAATGCCATTTTCCCGTCCGGCATCAGGACGATGCGGTCAGGCACTCCATTCATACCGGGTGATACGAACTTCAGTGCCATGCCTTTCCGCTTTTTAGCTTCTTCCCTCAAATGTCTCTCTACTGTACTTTCTAGCAAAACCAGATACCTCCTTTGCCGATTGCGGTTGCCATATGCCTTTAACTCCTATACGCGCATATATACATGAATTGCTCTTTTTATCTTTATTTTTAATTCTCAACTGGATTTAATGGGAAACTGGGAAACTAAGAACCGCAACCCCTTATTTTCCAAGGTGTCAGCACGGTTTCCGACTACCGTTGCCCATCTGCATCTGGGAAACCCCGGAAACCGCCTAACGGGTTTCCTCTGGTTTCTCATCCCTACGCACAAAAGTCTTCTGCACTCCGTAAAGGGGGACTTTGGTCTTGCCCGTGGTATTGGAATCATACTTCTTCCATCCCCCGATCTTGTTCAAGATGCCTTCAATCTCATAGGAATCCGCCTTCTTTAAGTTCTGACGCTCCTTGCCGAAGCACTCCACCCAGATCTCCATGATGCACACACGCTCACGCATGACAGTTCCTTTTACACCGACCGTCTCGAACTCTCCTCCGCCAAGGAATGCCCTTCTCTGGTAAATATCCATTGATGCCCAGTTGTCCGGCAGCAGTCTGTCAAGATAGTCCTGCACGATGCCCTCACGGTCATCTGACTCCATCGCCTCCTGCTGCATCTTGTATGCTTCCTCTGCCTCCGCACCTTTTAAGAACAGCTCCTCGCCTTCGTTATACAGATGGATCGCCTCTGCCCAGATCTGGTCGACACAGTCAAGCTCCCACGGATGGTGTTTTCCTGTCCCCGGCACATGCACGGGCCAGAATCTTCTGTTTCCTGTAACGTCACGCAGGAATCCGCCCTCAGAGTTAGTGCTTCCCACTATGATGCACTTTCTTGGATGCGACTCTACATTGACCCCGTATGCCTGACGGAACTTATCATCCTGACGGGTGACAAAGGACTTTACTACCTCGACTTCCGTCTTGCGGATACCGTTCATCTCACTGATCTCAAGTATCCAGTTTCCGAGCAGCTTCTCGGCAGCAGTCTTATCCCTCATATCCGAAATGGATAAGGAATCCGAGAACCACTGCTTTCCAAGGATGGCAAAGAAGGTGGATTTTCCCATTCCTTGCGGACCGTTTAATACGAGGATGGAGTCGAACTTCACTCCCGGCTTATAGATACGTGCTACCGCAGCCACCAGTGTCTTTCGGATGACCGCCCTTGTGTACGGTGAATCTTTTGCACCGAAGTAGTCGATGAGCAGTGTATCGATACGCTCCTGTCCATCCCAGTGAAGCGTTGCAAAATAATCCTTGATCGGATGGTAGAGCCTGTCGGATGACACCACGGCAAGCAGTGCATCCTTAAACTTGGTGGGTGACCAGATCCCGTACACCCTCTCGAAATACACCTTTGCATTCGCAAGGTCAGAGTCGTTCCATCCGGGCTTTACCTGTTTCCATGGAAGCGGACCGATGACATCAATGGTATCCTTGAACTCGTTGTACACGATGTGCTTGAAATTCTCATCGTTGCGGATGATCAGTGCGATGTTCTGCAGTGTATCCTTGATATTTCCCCTGCGGTCAAGTGCCAACTTGTTCTGCCAGTCCTCGTCCAGCTCTGTGGAAAATTCCTGTACCGCCAGCTCCTGTCTTTCCTTGGCAAGTGTGTTCTTCACTTCTTCATCTGCAGAAGCAAAGTCCTGCATGGCTTTAAAAGATGGGAGTTTTCCCGGCTCTGTCCCTTCGGCTGCCCTTGCATCCTTGTCACCGAATTTATGAAGCCTTACCACATCAAATGCATTCATCAGCTTTCCGCAGCATGGATCTGTTGCATGGTGGCTGTATACGAACAGGTCATCATAGACCACGACTCCGGCAGCAGAGTCCGCCGGGATATAATCGTATCTTCCGGGGATTGCCCTTGAATGCCTGTACACATCCGGGATGAATTTGTCGATCGCCTGTGTTACCGTGTATGTGCGGTTGAAGGCCCCGATCAGTCCGTCCTTGGAAAGCGGGTCAGCCTGTTTCTTGATATCCCTCTGCACAACGGATGCCTGACGGTTGCTGACCGGCCACGCTGATACATCATGCCAGTCCTTATAACGTGACAGCACTTCATCGGGATCGACTTCGTTCCCTTCGATCTCCTGAAACACATACTCACCGTCACTGGAAGTGCTCGGCCAGTACATGAGTCTTGATGGTTCATAGGTCGAATCATCAAAAAGCTCGATGCCGATATCCGATGCAAGCATACGGCTGACTGCCCCGTACTCATCAGGTGTCACATCCCTTGTCAGGAATATGATGATACGAAGCCTTGGTTTCTCCGGCGTGTGCTTATGCGTGGAATACACCACCATCTTCATGTCAAAGAACATTTCCAGTTCATCAATGATGCCCTGTGTTCCGTAATCCATATCAAGCGTGATAGCGGATCTGGAAATCACGCAGTCCTTCTTCCTGCGTCCGCCCTTCAGCTTTCCAAGCACGAAACCTCCGACATCCTTGATATTGTCCTGCTGCCCTTTCGGCATCTTCCTGTACTGCTCCATTGTCTCTGCAGTATATTTTGTCTTGGACAGACGGCTGACAAAATCTTCATATGTCATATCCGTGCAGTTAAACTTTTTATCCATTCTTGAATTTCCGATTGATACAAACATGTTTCTGCCTCCTAATCTTTTTTGTAAAACGGACTTTCAAATCCGGCAGCCTTAAGCGGAAGCCCCTCACACCAGTCAGGGCATACCGCCATGATTTCATTTACTTCTTCCACCGAGGATGTCCCCTCCGGCACTTCAAGCACCACTTCATCATGGATGTGGCACACGATATCAAATCCCTTCTTTTCCAGACGGAGCATTGCCTCTGCCAATACATCCCTTGCGGTTGCCTGAACGATATTCTCACAGAATTTCGCCCCGTAAGATTCAATCCTCGTCCACTTGCGGTTCGTGCCGACACCTTCATAGCTGACGCTCTCCGAACCGAATCGGTTCACGGTCATCCTCGGTCTTACATAGGACAGCACCCTTCCTGACGGCAGTGCGATCTTTAACATCCCGGACTGGTAATATACCGTCACCCTTCCGACCGTGGTCATCTTCCGCTCCTTCACGGCTGCCTTTACTGCGCCGTCAATCTCATACCAGTAATTCACGATGTGCGGATTTGCCGTCCGCCATGACTGTACCAGACCTTTCAGTTCCTCTTCTTCCACAAAATTAAGTGCTCCCATGCTGACAAGCGCACCTTCCGCACCGCCATACTGACAGGCAAGTGATGCCACCTTTCCCCTTGCACGGTATGGGCTTCCTTTTGTGATTTCTTCGATCGGGATATGGAACATCTTGGATGCCGTCTGCTCATAGATCTTTCCTGCACCACGGAACTCCTCCATGACCCATCCCTCTCCGGCAAGGTATCCCATGACCCTCGCCTCGATTGCGGAAAAGTCACTGACAATGAATCTGCATCCCGGCTTTGCCACGAATGCGGTACGGATCAGTTCCGACAGCACCTCCGGGGTGGAATCATACAAAAGCTCCACAAGGTCATATCTGCCTTCCTTTACGATGGAGCGTGCCAGTTCCAGATCTTCCATGTGGTTCTGCGGAAGATTGTGGATCTGTACGAGTCTGCCAGCCCATCGTCCTGTACGGTTGGCCCCGTAAAACTGTAATAATCCATGCACCCTTCCATCCGGGCATACGGAGCGTTCCATTGCTTCATATTTCTTTACCGAGGTTTTTGACATGGAAAGCCTCAGCTTCATCATTTCGGATACTTCCCCTTCCGTTTTCTCCACCAGTTCTTCCACGGCAGCCTTGGCAAGGGAATCCACCTCGATGCCTTTTTCATTCAGCCAGTCCTTAAGCTGTGATACGCTGTTCGGATTTTCCAGTCCCGATATCTCATATGCCCTCTTGGATGCCGCTTCCTTATATAAAAGGTCACACGCCACTGCATGGCTGATCAGTTCACGGTCAACCATGATTCCACGGTCATTGATCCTCTGATCCATGCAGTAAAGCTCCTGTTCCCTGTCTGGTATCGGGAATTTTGCCAGCTTGTTTCTGATCTGCTTTTCCACATCCACGTCACGGATGCAGTATGTCTTGAACAGCTCCCACTTCTCAGGAGCATCGGACGGAAGGTTTCTTGTCCTTCCCCCGTTTGCCTTGGTAGGCTTGCACGGCATACAGAAATAGCGGATAAGGTCCTTTCCTTCCGACATTTTCTTCTTATCAAGGTTCAGTGCTTCGCCCACGCCTTCCAGTGACAGAGGGAGCGACAGCATGGATGCCTGAACTGCCGTGCATCTCCATCCTTCCGGCTTTAAGGAAAGCCCGAAGAATCGGTTGATACAGTTTCGTTCAAAGGCAGCATTGAAAGCTGTTTTTACCACGGAATCATCCATAAGGCATTCCATGATCTCCTCCGGCATCGTCTGCCCGGATGCAAGGTCAATGATCCTTGTCGGTTCATCATTCAGACTGTATGCAAATAAAAGGATCTCGAACTGCTCCGATGCTGCATATCTATGTACCCCGCAGTCCGGGAGCGATACATCTGAGTAAGTTTCAATATCAATTGCAAGTGTGTCCATAAGCCTGTCCCTCCACCCTTTTCTTTATTCTGTTGATCCCCGTTCTTGCTGCTGCCATATTGCCGGACTTCATCTGTCCCTTGATGGTGCGGTATGTGTTATACGGGATATACTTTTTTATGCTGTTAAGCTCTTTCATCAGTTCTTCCATGAAATAACATCTCCTTTATGTACACGGACGGTGGAAACCACCGCCCGGTTTAATATTGCCGTTATGCTCCTATGCGAGGAAATCATCCTCTGCATCCACTGCCTCGAACTCATCCTTGGCATTTGCTCTGGAACCGAGAGGCTCTCCGTCCCTTAACTTCTGTACATTTCCAAGTCCTGCTGCAATACCCTTATTTCCGTTGCTGTTGTAAGCATAGAAAGTAATGGATACCCTTCCGTAGCAGCCGGAATATACCTCGCTCTGGTCAAGGATCGGCTGTACCTGTCTGTCCACGATCTGAGGGGCCTGCTTGCTGTTGGCGTTCAGGAACATGCTGTCCGCATACGCCTCATCTTCAGGTCTGTCAATATCACCGTCTCTGAGCGGAGTCTTCAGGTTCGCCGGGATCTTACCGCCCCACTTTCCTTTTCCCTCATCCTTAGCGATTTCGATTGCCTTCTTGATCTTGGCGATGGTTTCCTTATCATTCTTGTCGATGATGCAGGATACGGAATACTTCGGCTCGCTTCCGTTGATGGAGTCCGGCTCCCACAGGTGTGCATAGCTGAGTCTGCAAGGTACGATTACTTTTGTTAAATTAGCTGTTGTCATAATTTAGTCCTCCTTAAAATCCGCTTCTGCGGTTGCTGTTTTAACTGCTTCTCTTTTATCTGAATCCGGCACCAGTGTGACCTTGCCGTCAGGCTTGTACACCAGTGAACCAAGGATCTCATTAAATTTCTTTTTGCCCATCAGCCTTTCCATTTCGGTAATGCCGATCAGGCTCTTTTTATAGATGTCCGTGTATCCGGCTTTCTGTGCTGCCTCGGCCACTTCATCTTCATCTGTATATTTACGGTTGCTTCTTCCCAGAACGAGTTTGTATCCGGGCCATTCCTTATGGTTGACCACTGCTTCATTCTGTGCATAGGTGTAAACTTCTTCAGCCCATTTCTTCAGGGCATCTGCCTTGGAAAGAACCTCTGCAATTTCCTCATCCGACATAAGGGCCGGCTCGGCAAATTCCATCTGGGCAAGTTTCAGGTATTCCTCTGCCCTTGCACGGCATGTAAATCTTGCCTTGCAGAATCGGCAGTGGTCTCCGGCTTTAAACTCTCCCTCTCCGGCAAGAGCCTTTGCTGCTCCTGGTTCAAGAACATCCTTTCCCCATACAAGCAGATTTTCGGCTGATATCTCCCAAGTGGAAAAATGTTCGATCCTCGGCTGGACGATGGTAAGCTCCACCGTTTCGATCTCATATAAGAAACCAAGCATGTCCAGAACTCCAAGTCCATAGATCATAAGCTGGACATTTTGTTCCGCATCGACCACCACGCCCTTACCGAGCTTCAGATCGATAATGTGGATCTTATGGGAATCGACCACCACCATATCTGCAGTACCGAAACAGTCTTTGATTCTGTGTGCAAGGCTGACCTTCAGCTCCACTCCGATGAACGGGTCATCACAGTCCTTTCTTGCCTGTTCGATCTGGCTGATGTTATATTCCACATAGTCATCCACTGCTTCAAGCAGCTCATCCGAATAATAATCAGATACAGGTCTCTTGGTTCTTTTCTTCAGATACTTATTGATGAGATACTCTGCCATCGCATGTCCGGCAGTACCCTCTGCTGCAAAGGGTGACTCTTCATCCGAGAACTGCTCCTCCAACAGTAACGATGGTGGGCATTCCAGACGTCTCTTGCCGGACGATGGCGAGTATCTTGCGTGGCCGCCCATTAAAGCACCTGTGCTTTCTCATACAGTTCCGGCAGTTTTTCATCAGGAACATCCGACAGCTTCTGGAAACCGAACTGCTCGATCAGGTTCTTTACCTCGGAGGTCTTTCCTGATCTGGACTTGTCCGCAAGGAAAGCACGGACCGTCTTTCTGTCAACGGCTGTCTCTTTCGGGGCAGCTTCACCTTTCGGTGTATCTGCCACAGGGGATTCCTTCTTTTCTGCCTTCTTCACAGGCTTCTCTTCCTTTTTAGGTGTATCTTTCTGTGCTGCAATCATTTTTCTGATTCCTGCAGCAATCTGTTCGTAGCCCTCGGCTACCAATAACAATGCTTCGCTCATGGCGTTCTCTCCTTTCAAATGCGTGCCAGTTTCACATCGCCTGTATACACATCAACTTTGTTTATGCTGGACTTGTACTTTCCCCAATCCATCAGAATATGGAACGGGTACTCCTTTACAACGGCTGCTTTTTTCTTCTCTTTTCCACGGGTGACCATAATTCGGTCACCCTGATTCAGTCCGTAACGGACATTTACTCTTCCTAACATGGCGGATCTCCTATCTCATGAGCTTCTGCCCCTTGATCAGGGAACGGTACTCATCACTGGCACGGTCATCAATCGGAAGCGTTTTGACACAAATCTGTTCAAAATTTCTGTCATAAAGTCTTACAGGCTTCTTCATTTCCTTGGCATGTTCCAGTTCGAATCTCATGCCTTCCGTAATCTCAAAACCGAAAACATAGACCATATCGCATGTATCCATGAGTTCCAGTCCCATTTCAATTCCTGTCATTCTCTCGTTGGGATTCTTCTCATCAAGGAAGGTTGGAAAATAGATATGTGGTGCAACTGGGACATTCCCAGCTTTGGCAACGATCTTTGCGTAATATGCTGCCTTCTTTTTGTTTTCCTCGATGTTGCCCTGATACGGGCTGCAGATAAAGATTTTCATCATAATAATTCATCCTTTCTCATTCGGCTCTCATGGCCGTGGGGTTCTCGTAAATATAGTTCTTACAAAGCAAAATCACGAAGGATACTGTTCATCACCTCAAGATCGTCACCCTGAAGGGTGCTTTGCAGCTTTTTGAGCAGTTCCTGCTGTTTCGGTTTCAGGTAATTGCGGCCGACATAATATCCGTCTGCCACTTTTACACCTCCACCGTATCTGCCACGAACTGTTTCAATTGGGTAAGCGAGAGACAGCTCTTCGATATCGCTTTTTATAGTCCGGACTGAAACGCCAAACTCAAATGCCAGATTGTCGATCTTGTCCTGTCTTCTCTGACACAGAACCTTAAGAATCGCTTCCCTGCGTTCGCTTGGTGTCATGCTCTTCTTTGCCATCTCTCGCTCACCTCCTTTCTGTTCCCTTGCTTTGTGACTAAAGAATAATTTTTAAAGGTGCAGACTTTTTGCACGATTAAAAATAAATTTCAAAAATTTTTTCAGATACATCAAAACTTCATCTTTTTATGCCTAATGACTTATTCTCCTCGTGATTTGAGATTTTTCGTAAAATAAAATCAGGTGTGCAGAGAATATATAAGGTTAGGTATTTTTACATCCAATGCTGAACTGAATGTCATCGATCAGAAGAACATCAATATTATCCAAATGCGTATCGTAGTCAGGTAGCTATATACTTGTTCTCCCTTTTGTTCCTGAAAATCTTTAATTCTTTGTTCACTGCAATGGAGAAAATTACCTGTGTAATTAACCTAATCCGTCAGCTTTCCATTTTTTTGAAACAAAAAAGCCAACAGTCTGTCACACAAACAGGCTGTTGGCTAAAAATGGCTGACTTTAAGAAAGCCACTAGAATCCCTGATTTTTTACAGCATTCTACTAACATCCCTGTTTCGTAGGCTACTGTAATATCAGCACATCCTAGTGGCTGTCTTTACAAGCTAGTCCGATTATTAAGTTTACTGTTCTGCCCATCAAAAAACACAGGCATTTTCTTCTTTTCCAATCTGAACTGGAATATCCTCTTTCGTAACCGTGCATTTATGAAGCACCACAACATTCCCTGATACTTCTGTCTCTGTTTTGCATACAAAGCATTTTTTGTTGTATGGGCACTTCTTGGTGCATCTATGTATCACTCCATTTGCCATGTGTTCTCACCTTCTTTCCATAATCTGACAGTTTTTTCTTTTTATCATATGCTTCGTGTCGAAAAGTTATAACAAAAAGTATTCATATTTTTTAAATTTCTTCATATCTTATTCTGAAACCTATATTATTGTTATACTGATTAACCCTGTAATATATTCCATGAATCAACATAATATTCATATTTTCTTCATGTTCGTTTGTTCGCTAACTTGCTAACACTTAGAGTAAAAAAATATGCGGATCATTCTGTAATCCGCATACTTCAACCTTCTGCTAGTAATTACAAGCCAAATCAAAAGAAATCATGTTAAGGATATCTGTACTCAGTTGTGTCTCCTGTGGAATATATCCAAGCTGTTTCAGTCTGTATCCTGCTGCTTCAAATGAAACATTAAATACGGAAGCCACTTCTTCAGCCAATGCATAATGACAAAAAATCTGCTGCAGTCCGGGCCGTTTAAAATTTTCAGCTACCATCCGTACCATTGAAACAGGCATCAGAACTGCAGATGATAACGCATTTGCCTGCCATTCCATCCAGTCCCTGTCTGTCCAGCTTTTCGATGTCCGGCAGTCCATCTTCTTTGTGTCCACACGGCACTGAACCATTGGTGCCGGAGTTTCTCCCATCAGGTCAAACAACGTTATCTGGTCAGGATCATAGGCAAAATATTCTTTATGTAAAAACTCATGTCCTGCCTCGTGTCCCATCGTAAAACGATATCTGTGTTCCTGATTTTCTTCCAAGAGCGTCTTATCGATTATCACGGTATGTGCTTTTGCACTGATATAGTCCGCACAATTATTCTGCGGATCATACACGGGTACTTTGTCCGTGTCATTGAACACCGTCATACCAAGATAAACACCGCAGTGCGACAGGTACTGAAAGTCCTGATCCATTCCCAGATAATCCTGTGCCAACAAATCGATATCTATTTCCTGTGGAGATTTTAATGCTTCCGGCATAAAATCCCCGACAATATTCTGTCCGATAACATCAATCTCTTTTCTGCTTAACACTGGTGCCCCAGATCTCTTTCTTTTAATTTCAGGTCTATACATATATAGGTTCTTACCCCTTTCGCTTTCTCAGTTCCTCGACAAACTGGTTCCATTCTTCTTCTCCTGCATCCAAGTCCCTTGCCGTCCTCAAAGCTGCACTGACATAGTCCCGTTCCATAATATACTCTGGAAGGTCTGGTGCTACGGCATTTCTCTTCTTTCCAGCAAGGTCAAGCATCTGTGCGTTTTCTTCTTTTGACAAATTCAGTATCTGTGCGAGTTGTGTAAGTTTTTCCATATCGAAGGGGTTGCGTCTGTCTTTTTCTACATCAGTTAAAAACGGTGCGGATACGCCTAACATATCAGCCATTTTCCTCAGTGTGATTTTCTTTTCAACTCTCTTCTTGCTTATAAATTCTCCAAAATTCGCATACATCATAATTTTCACCTTTTCTCTGTTTTCACTTTTCTTTTCGTTTTAATTTTTTCTTCGTTTTCGCTTTTTATATCGGTGTTCATTTATTAGCACGCTTGCTTGTTCGCTAACTTGCTAACTAAAGTATATAAAATTTGAAGGGGATTGTCAATCATATTTTTTTTGCAAAATTATCCCCTTCCATTCACTTTAGTGTATGTAGTCATATGGAGAACGATATCCCGTCCTTTTTTCTGTCTTTTTATGTATGGAAGAATCCGCATCTTCATAGCTTGCAAAAAGCCTGTTGCTTCTCACTTGGATGCCGCCTCTTGTGCCAAACCGGATTATATAAAATTCTCCGTTCCGCTTAACTATAGTCACTTCACGGATGATCCGGTTGCTCTCGACAATATAAGCTGTCGAACCGATTTCAAATGTCATGTAACCATCGCCTCCTAATACTGCGGTCAGTCAAGGGAAAGTGAACCAACCTGATAGTGTTACTCTGCGATATGTATCCTAACGTAGCGATGATTTCATTATAAGAACACTTGTTCGATTTGTCAAGTTACATTTCTTTCTGTATTCCACGGAAGTTAATATGGTGCTTCACAGCATTATATGTTTCACGATATAAACAGAATGGCTTTTGCAGATTCTTCTGAATGGCATTGAGGTGCTCATCGATTTTTATAACTAATTCCTCATTTGGCATATCATCAATCGGAAAATGCATTCCATTCGTCATCATATCCTGAATATAATGCTTGGTTTTTCCAACAGCCTGTATTCTTGAATCCAGCGTTTTCTGTACATTAAACGAAATATCCCGTGAACTTACTGCTATCTCCACAAATCCTACTATCTGATTATACTTCCAGACATTCCTTGGATACTGTGTTTCCATTATCATCCGGACAGTTTCCTCGGTTCTTTCTGGTGTATAACCAAGCTGCTCGGATCTGTCATACCATTTTTTCTTCCAGTTATCCCATCTACGTTTGAATTCCTTTTCTGGCATAGAATAAATGGGAATTTCGTATATTATTTTCTCATTTGGAAACAGCATAGCACCACCCTTTCACTACAATTTCAGTTCTTTAATATCCATGTGTGTATCTGACAAATAGCAGTCATACAATTTTATAGCCGGAATTAGACGGATTTGTATATTTTCCAATCCGAGTGCTTCAAGCATCTGCATTTTTGCAACGCCTTTTACTACAATTTCATTTCCTTCTGTCGGCATGAGAAAACAGTTTCTCACTTCTGCAATATGATGAACATTAATAAAATCTCTGTATGCCAACTGATACAGATACTGTTTTGTCACATCACCGACACCCGGATTTCCACGCAGTGATTTTCCCTTTTCAAGCTGAAGATTATAATATTTTGCATCAAATATGATAAACCAGTCCTGTCCATCTATACATGGTATGCTGATCAAATCAGGTATCAGAGTATCTGCCGCCTTTGCCTCTGTATCAATCCCCTGCCATATTGGTTTCTCTATAATATCAATCAGCTTCTGGCGTCTTTCCTTCTTGCCCTGATATTTTTCTGCAAGCGGTACTGTCATTTTGAGCTGGCACAGCATGGTATTCAGTTTATTATCAAATACTTCTGCACACGCTTTTTCCCACACTGCATGATATGCGGTCGTTCCAAACATACTAATACCGTCATTTTCATCAAGCATCTTTCTGTCTTGTGATATGTAAGCATACAGTGTTTTAAGAAGTATCTGCCTGTGCGTATTAAACTGCAGATTCAGCTCTTTGACAATCCTTTCAAGTATGTACTCCTTGTCTCCAAAATCCTCCAAGGTTTCTTCTGACAATTCTATTCTGTCCATATCAAAGAGTTCATCCAACTGGGCTGCATGAAGCTGTTTAGAGCATTCCGTAAGCACACACTCATGAAGTCTTTTGAAATAATCCATATCATCTTCTACAGATTTCTCTGTATACAATTCCATATAATATGGCCGGTTATCCTCTATCAGTGCAAAACTCTCATCAATAGTCTTTCCCCAGAGGATCTCTCCTTCTCCATTTACTTCAATGATGTCCTCGCTGTTCGTGTAGATACCATATTCATAATAGTCATTAATGAGGAACAGTATGACGGCAAGAATATTAAAACTCCTATTCTCGCCATCACCATTAAACACATTAATAATCTGCTCTTCGGAACGGCTGTAACGCTCCAGAACTTTAACAACCTGTTTCATCTCATCCAGAACATCATCATCTTTCTTTGACAGCAGATATTTTGGATACACCTTTATGACACGGCTTCCACAGGTAATGACTCCAACATAAGTAAATACATACAGGCAGTCACCACTCTCAGCCGTTTCATCGGTGATTTCTATATCATCATCTACAAGGTCAGACATTTCAAGCTGATCATCGGTATTCTTTACGCTCTTCAATACCCCATATGCCTTGAGATTTTTTATAAATTTTTCTACTCCGTCTTCGTCAAAGGAAAACTTGCTTTTTAGATCATTTTTCGTATAACGCCTTTGTTCCCTGACATACTGCGAAACAACTCTCAT